CTATTTTACGGCCGTCAGCGCGTCGTAGTCGCGCTCGCACTGCTGGCCGGCGATGCCGCGCTCGTCAGCGATTTTTGCCAGCTCTCCCGCGCGCTCGTCAACGCGGCTGAGCACGTCGGCAAGCAGATCGAGGGCGTCGCCGGCTGCCGGGCTTCCGGCGGAAGTGGCGGGATGGCGGGCGGCTGCGACGAGCTGGTCGACACGCTGCTGCAGGCTGCCAGCGGCAGCACGAGCAGCAAAAGCATCCGCGAGCGCGGCTGTTCGTTGTTTGTTCGCATCTTTCGCAATCTCCGATTGGGCCGCGGTGCGGCGTTGTTCCTCGGCGCGCGCGGCGTCGACAGCCTTCGCTTGAGCCTTCGCTGCGTCGGCCTTGATGTCGGCGATCTCGCGCGCGCTGATCAGGTGCTCACCGTAGATGCCGGCAGCGACGCCGAGCAGCAACGCGAGCACGTACGGCAAGACGAGCTTCAAAAGGGTCATTTCCGCTCCTTCGCATGCAGCTGCTTCAGCTCGTCCGGCGAGTAGACGAAGCCCGGCAGCAGGAACGCCTGCACGCTCCAGACCGGGTCGCTTTCCTCGTGCCGGCCGTGATCCTTGCCCCGGTGGTGGAGCGCGCACAGCAGCAGTTGGTTGTAGGTCGAGTCGACGAATGCCTCCGGCCTTGCCGGATCGAAGGCCTCCCAGTCGAAGCCTTGCGTCAGCCTGATCACGTCCCAGACGGGATGCTGGCGCGGGATCGGCACAACGCGCTGCAGCTTGTGGCTGAACATCGTGTCGACCTGGTTGAGCGCGACGCCGCGGATCCACTTCCAGTCGATCGCGTGCGAGAACGCCCATTCGAAGAACCGGTGATGCGACTCGACGGCCTGATCGTCGCCGCACACCGCGCAGACGTAGCCGCCGGCCGCCTTCATCGCACGCTTGCTCGCGCGGAACGTCGGCGACTCGGTGCGCGGCTCGTGATCGGGGTAGAAGACGTCCTCGGCGAGCGTGCGCCGCGTTTCGTGGGTATTCGTGGTCGTCATAGGTCGCGCTCGCACAGTGCGCGCTCTTTGGCGCGCCGCTCCACCAAACCCGGCAGCACCCGGCCGCCGGCCGTCACCCACTGCGGCCGGCCGTTGTCCGCCTCATTCAGCGCGCGGCACGCGCCCTTCCAGTCGCCCGCATTGAACCGCTTCGCCGTCGTGCTGCCGCAGTACGCGCCGGTGCCGACGTTGTAGGCGAAGCTCACCGCGGCCGCGAGCTGGTACGTGTGCCCCTTCAACACCGGCGTGCACTTCAGCACGGGCTCGGCGTGCGCTATCAGTTGCCGCTCGAGCCGCGCGCGGCACTCGTCGGGCGTGAAGCGCTGGCCAGCGCGCACGTCCTTCGTGTCGCCGTAGCACGCCGTGATGATCCCGATCGGGTCAGCACGCGCAACCAGCTCGAGCCCCTCGAACTTCGGCACGATGGAAAAAAGAAGGGCTGCCGCAGCAGCCCCCACAACACCCGCGAGTGTCTTCTTCGGTACGTTAGCCATCGAGCAATTCCCTCTTCCCCTTGTTCTTGATCAGGTAGTACGCCTGCAGCCCGATATATGCGATCGTCGCGACGGACACCCACCAGTTGATGTCGTGGCTCTTCAGCCACAACCAAACGTTGCCGCCCACCGCAGGCGCGACCTTGACCGCGCTGGCCACGAGATCGTTTTTCATCAAGTCCCCGAAATAAAAAAAACCGCCCGAGGGCGGTAGTCGTACGGCGTCGGGTTCGACTCCTGGAGAGCAGTCTCCGACAATTGTTAGAATCTCATCGCTGAGACCATGAACCCGAGGCGAATAAAATGGAAAACCCGTTCAATCCTGGGTATTGGACAGAAGAAGATTTACCGAAGTTCGGCTTCGCCGCTGTCGGCACCAACGTCCGCGTTGCCAAAAACTGCACAATCCTCGGCCTCGAAAACATTTCGCTTGGCTCTAACGTGCGCATCGATGGGCCAACTGTCATCGCTGCTTCGGCTGGCTACGTTCGAATCGGATCCTATGTCCACATCGGCGGCATGTCTTTTATCGCGGGAGCGGGTGGCGTCGAGATCGCGGACTTTGCCGGCCTCTCGCAAGGGGTTCGCCTCTACAGCGCGTCAGATGATTATTCCGGCAGTAGTCTTACGAATCCGACTATCCCGCGCGAGTTTCTGAACGTGAAGAAGGCACCGATCATGATCGGCAGGCATGTGATTGTCGGCTCCGGCTCGGTGGTTCTCCCTGGCTGTACGATAGGCGAAGGGTCATCGGTCGGGGCGTTAACCCTTGTGACGAAGAGCCTCGAATCTTGGGGCGTTTTCTTAGGAACGCCCGCCAAGCGTATCAAGAGAAGGTCAAAACGACTGTTGGAACTTGAGGGCGCGTTGCTGGCTTCTCTTAGTTAGATGATGTCGGAGCGGGGAGAAGCGATTGCGCGAGGGGCGGCAAGGTGTCGAAGTAGGCAGCCCATCGCGGGTCGCTACTATCTACCTGGCCTTGATAAGGCCATACTTCCCAGTCCTGCGCGCAGGTGAATACGGATGAAATGGTAGATTCGGACACGTCCGTAAACGCAACGAATATATTGCTCATATCACCTCATATCGTATAGCTTGAAATATTGACAGCCAAGTTAGGCGTGCCGCTCGCTACAACAGAAAGCTTATAGTAAAGCGTCCGAGGCGTGATAATCGGCAGACCAGAGAATGGGCACGAAATACCACCAGCCACGATAACTGCCGTCGCAGATGCGTCGATTTCTGCAACGCCGGCAGAAGACGCGGCAACCGCACCTTGCGGCGTATTGTTGCTACTGTCGTTTGTCAAAAGAATCGTACCTGATACCGAAGTCGCATTCACTGGCACATTCGCAAACGAAACTCTGGTAAACGAAGACTGCGGCGTGCTTGTGCTGAACGCCTGCGTTGACGTGCCGTAGACAGTCCGATCCCGGGCATATCCGACATTCAGTTGACCGCTCGAATTCGTTCCCCACACCGAAACCAAGGCGCTTGCGGTATATCCACTCGGCATATTCGCGCCGGTGTATACGTTCGATCGAAGAGTCGATGCGTCCTGAGCAAGCAGCGCGGTCGCGCCGGTCGTTGGATTGAAGATCGCGTAAATTGCCACGTTCCCGGATGTAGGAGCGGTTCCGGTATCCATCCCCCCCGCACCAGTCGTCGCGAGATTGATGGTATTCGAGAACTGCTTCAGTAAATACTTTTGGCCGCCCAGCGCAGTTCCGACAACGATTTCGTCTGCAGTGAGCGTCGCACTGGTGGACGCCGCTGTAACGGACATGACGAGGTTGCGCGTCTGACCCACCACCGCTGCCGACTGGGCCTGCACGGCCATTTTCAGGTTCGCGAGCAACGTCGCCGTTGCGCCATCATCGATCGCATCCTGCCCTGTCAGATCGACGATGAACTGTGCGAGCACGGCGGACATGATCGAGCTCTGGCGCCACACCTTGTTGAGCTGCTGCGACTGCGCGGTACCGCTTTGGAAGCCGGTGAGCAACGCCGCGAGCGCCTCGTAGTCGGCCTGCGTCATCACGTTCGCACCCGCCCCGACTGCGAACGGCTTGAAATTGTTGATTGCCATCAGTGCTCCAAAAATGAAAAAGCCGCCCGAAGAAGGCGGCTCAAAGCGCGATATCGATTGCGTGGATCAAACCGAACGTCCCCATGCGCCTACGTCGAACCCGGCAACGTACGGACCCGACATGTCGAACCCGAACATCGGGGCACCGTCAACGGTTGTGACGATCGTGTAATTGACGCGGACGCCCTCCGGCTTCAGCGGGATATAGCCTCCCGCGAGTAGCGCGAGGAACACTGCCGATGGCACCTTGCCGGCGATCCCGATCGTCATCGACATGTCCTGGTGGTCCTCGATGAACACGTGCGTGTCCGCGCCGAAGATGCTGTTCAGGATCGCGGCGCTCGACTCGAGTGTCCCGTCCCAGTGATTCGCGCCGATCTTCGCGCGGATGACGAGCTGGTACGTGTCGTCGTCGAGCACGGTGAGGCCCGTGTCCGGGTCGAACGGCCCTTTCCACGTCCCCTGATCGAAGCCAAGGCCGTCGATGTCGAACGAGAAGTAGATGCCGGTCAGCGGCGTGCGGATCTTCCGCGACACGCCGACCCAGAGGCCGACGTCGTCCAGCTGCACGCCGACCGCGTTGTCGAGGTCGAATTTGCCCGGCATGCTCTGCAGCACGTTCATCTGATCGACGAGCGGCTGCACGAGCGCGCCGACGACCGCCATGAAGCGCGGCTTGTCCCGATGCTCCGACGTGATCAGCGCGGTGTATTCGGTCAGGTCAGCCATCAGTTCACCACCAGAGTCACGTCGGCCGGCGTGCACGACGCCGCCTCGTTGAACAGCAGCGCGACGTCCGGCGAGCCGGCGCCGCGCGGGCCGGTCAGCGTGAGGCCCGACAGCTTGAACGTGATGCCGCCACCCACGCTGTTCGCCGCGGTCAGCGCGTCACCCCATTCGACGCTACCGGACAGGCCACCGCCGATCTGCACGCCGTTGATGTAGTCCGACACGGCCTGCTGGATCTGCTGGCCCGTCTGGCTGGTGTAGCCCGTGAGCGCCTTGATCGTGACCGTCGCGGCGATCGGCGCGGCCACAGGTCGGAAGAACCGGATCGTGATCGGCCGGCCGTAGATGTCCGTGACGATGACGGCGGTCGTGCCGTAGGTTCCCGATCCCGGCGTCTTTTTCGCCGCAATAGCATTCGCGATCGCCGTCGCGTCGCCGCCCTCGACCACAAGCGAGATCGAATGCGACGGGATGCCGTTCGCATCGGTCGCGCTGGTGTCGTTCTCGTAGGCGACGTACCGCGTGACGCCCGGAACGTTCGCCACCGCGCCGATGATGCCGTCGAGCACCGTGAGCGACGGCAGCGCGGTCGACACGGTCTGCCGCTGCCGCAGCACGGCATCTTTCTCGACCGGCGCGCCCTCGGCGGCATCCGCTGGGTTCGTCACAGACTGCCAGCCGAGCGCCGGCGTCGCGATCTGGTTGATCGTGCCGGCGCGTGCAGACACGTCGCCGATTGTCGCGCACGTGGCCGTGACGGTGATCGTCCCGCTCGGCGGGATCGTCACGGTAGCCGGTAGCAACCACTGCACGTTGTTGCTGTCTTTCGCCGCGCCGTTCGTGATCGTCGCGCCCGCCTGCCCGACCAGCACGAGGTCCGCGCTCGAGTACGACGCGACCTTCCGCGCGATGCCGTTGATCTTCACGTTGCTCGACAGCGCGTCGCCCTGCGCCGTGGCCGGGCTGAAGGACCGGTAGATCGCGATCGCGACCGAGTTGACGTCGCTGATCGCCTTCGCGAACACCCCGAGTAGCTGCCCGTCCTGGCTGTCCGGCTCCAGGTACGTGTCGGCGCCATAGATCGACCGGTACTGGTCTTGCAGATACGCGAACACGTCCGCATACGTCGGCGCGGTAATGCCGTTCGCGTCGATGGTGGGTGCGATGGTCGTGAGAGTCACAATGTCGCCTGTACCGTGGTGGTGCCGTAGATGGTGTTGATCGTTGCGGTGACGGTCAGCACGCGCGTTTCAGGATCGGCCGTGCTCGAGTAGCTCGTGAGCTCGGTCACGCCCTGCGTGCCGAGGATGCACGCGCGGATCGCCGCGTCGTACTTGCCGCTCGTGTACTTCCCAAGCACGTCGGTCGCCCACGGCATACCGGCCGTCGTGTCGAGGAACCATTCGCCACGCAGCAGGCGCAGGCGCGTCAACACGGCCTGCGCGACCGTCTCGGGCGTGTTCACGAGGAAGTCGGCCGCGCCGCCGCCGAACGAGTAGTCACCGTCGGCATCCAACTTGCGGTATCGCATCGAAGTCCCAGAATTGAAAAACCCGGCTCGTGGCCGGGTCAATTGAGCAGCGAGGGCTGCATCTGTCTTTCGAGAAGCTTACGCTCCGCATCAAGTGCTGGAAGCTCTCGTCGTCGCGCGAGCATCAGGTGCGAGCCGAACGATGCACGCACCTTCGATTCGACCTCCCGCGCGATGAGGGCCTGCATTTGTTGCCAGAGCGACTGCTCGCGGCGTCCGAGTTCGTCGCGCATTCGGAAGAACTCTTTCACCAGAGCGATCTTGAACGAGACGACCTTGGGCGAGTTGCGCATGAACGTGATCAGCAACGTCGCCTGGTGCTCGTTCAGCATCGCGTACTCGGTCGGCGACCCTCGGCGGTTAAGTCGCGTTTCAAATTGCACTTTCCCGAACTCTTCGAAGCTGTCGAGATAGCCTCGAATCAGTTGCATCAAACCGCGATGGCCCTGCCCGACGCCGCGCGCGATGATCTCGGACGAAGCGCGCGCCTCGCCATCGACCGGCACGACCAGTGGAAACGGAAAATCTTTCATGGGGTTCTCCCTGCAAAACCCTGGAATAGAAACCCCCGAGGGCGCGCCCAGGGAAGCGCGCTTTCGATCCGTCGATCTATCGGGGGCCAGAAAGCAAAAACCCCGCGCGAGGCGGGGTTCGGAAAGAGGTGCTAGACGATCAGTTGACCGGCCCGGTGTTGCCGCCCTGCGGGTCGGAGTGCGTGTGCGTGTCGTCGACGCGCTTGCCGTTCGCGAAGACCTGCCCGATGTACTGGATGACGCCGTTGAATACGGCCGCAGCGCCGCTCGCCGCGCTACCGACCATCCCTCCGACGAACGTCAGCAGCCCGGTGATCGTCACGGCAGCCGAGAACGTCGACAACGGCGCGACGACATCGAAGCCGCCCGGCGCGACGATCTTCACCTTCTGCAGCGTCGGGTTCAGGTCGATGTACGTCGCGCCGTCGTCGCTTCGCAGCTGCGTCGAACTGCCGCTCACGCCGGCCAGCGCCCGCGGTCGCGACCGAAAGCCGAGCAGCGCGAATCCATCCGACAGGTCGTGCATGCGCAGCTCGGCCTGTTCCTGCACGCCGCCCGACTGCCACCACGCGTCGATGCAGCGCGAGGCGAACACGACCAAGCACTCGTCGCCCTGCTTGACGGGGAACGTCAACGTACAATCTCCGCCGGCGGGGAACTGAACCGGGCAGTCGACCAGCAGCGGCAGCGCGACGCTCTGGATCGTGCCGTCGATGCCGCGCACCTGTGCTTTGATGGCCGGCTGGACGCTGCACGTCGGCGGCCGGTCGGCAGAGCTTTCGAACGACTGGACGATGCCGGGCAAAGCCGTCCAGATTTCCGAGCGCTGTCCGCGCAACACCGCGCGCAGCGATGCCAGCGGATCACCGATTCGCTCTTTTCTGTCCATGGGGAACCAATGAAAAAAAGAATGCTGCTTGCGATAGCTTTTTTGCTTCCATGCGCGGTTCGGGCGGCCGAACCTACTGTCAGGGTCAGTGACGGCCAAACCATAACTATCGTTGGGAAGATCGGCAAATCTGGAAGCACCTTTACGCTCGTACCAGATGAGTTCGTAGCGTACGAGGACAATCAGTCATTCCAGACAGTCTTCAATATCTCGCCCTCATCAGAATCGCTTCAATCCGCTCTGGATCAATTCAATTCAAACTGGAAAGCTGAGGCCGAATGCACTGTTCATCTTCAGAAATACAGCAATACGGTTTGCACTCTCTCATCACTGAAACGTCACTCGGAAACCTATTCTGAGCCCGCTTACGCAATAAAGAACAGACTCGTGCGTGAAGCTGCATCGGCACGGACATTTGATGCATCTACCGTCGGTCAAACTGCCCTTACCATCACCGACCAGCAGGTCCCCGGAACCGTGATCCCTCGATCAAGACTGTTCTCGATTCTCTACCCTAACCTCAGTTGCGATTTGCCGATCAAAGATGCGCAAGGCATGCGCAAAGCCGAGTTCTTGTACGGGAACAGCATGGCAAATGGATGCTGGGGGATGATCCTGAGTCCTCTCAACGACAAATTCGTATCGGTCACAAAGTACGGGAACACAGATTCTGGCTCGGTCATCAGTTATACGAAGGTAAAGATTCTCCCGGACGGATCGGCTAAGGTGATTGGGCCAGCCGTATCGGAAGATGAGTACCGGAAGCGGATATATGAATACCAGCGATCCACTCATTAACCATACGGCTTAATTACTCCAAGCTTTGGCGGAACAGATCCTGATATACCCTGTTCCGCCTTGTTCAGAAGATCTGTATTGATCGGAGTGGCATCGACAGCAAGGCAGATTGCCTCGGTGTACCAGTCGTTTCCACGGGAGTCGCCCCAATGCTCGTTCGTCATGACGTAGTAATAACCGTCATCGTTGAACTTGTTCTGGTATGACGTGTTGCGGTTGGAAACCTGTTGATCCAATGCCAAGCTGTACTCGTATCGCTGAATGCTGGCGTTGTTAAGATGAATAAGGCGCCCGATTTTGACACTCGGGTTCAGCAGCATTTTCACCGTGATGCCGTTCTGAGTCTGCTCAGGCAATCCCACCATGCCGGACTTGTAGTTAATGTCCGGGATCTCGCCCGGTACGTACGACGTTTCCGGCACTATCTGCAATTTGCCGTCCTGTATCGACCACAGCGTCTGAGTCGATCGCGCGACCGTTTCCAGATAGTCCCGCGCCATGCCAAACATGACCTTGCCGCGCGGCAGCGGGCGCCCGCCGAGATCCGGTCGGTATCCCTCGGCCACGCCAAATTGCCCCATGGCCGCCGTGCACACCTTCACGTGATCCTCAGGCGTCGAGCCAGCTGAGAGCGTCGTGTTGACCACAGCGAAGTTGTACGCCATGTCTCCATCAGCTGCGGTGATGTCAAGGTACGTGTCGGTGGGACTCTCTCGTCCGCGACGCACCTGAACCAGAGATCCGTCGAAGATGATGCCGTAGTTGCCCTCGTATCCGGCTTGCAGCACGACTCGCGAATACTCGAGCTCAACCTTCTGAGCGGTATTGTCCGAAACGTTGTACACGCGGATGCGCGCCGAGTTCGGCGTTTGTAGGTCGCCGCGCTGCACGCGGAACACGATGCGCAGCTCCGACAGGTCGAGCGCTTCCCCGCTATCGAAACCGATGACCAACGATACCTTCCGGCCGAACTGCTGAACGCTCATTGGTCCGTCACCCAGAAAACGTGCGACCCGATGCCGAGATCCTCGAACGTCGGAACGTCGTCCGGATCGTCGGACCCCTGCACCCACAGGCGCCCCTGGAACCCCAAGTGCTTGTACTGCCCGAGCAGGTCGACGCCCGTTACGAGCGGGATCCCGGACACCAGCGGGTTGTCCGACGCGTCCGCGATGTCGAGCACCCACCCCGCGCCGCCGGCCTTGCGGTACTGGACCGTCAGTCGATAGTCGGTCCCGCTCAGCGTCACGGTGAAGCGCTCGGGGCGCGGCGAAAACGGAATCTCGAAGAAGCTCGGCATCACATACTCCCCGGCGGCACTGCACCGCCCGGCGCCGGCGTCGCTGGCATGGCGGCCTTCGTGCCGCCGTTGCCGGTTTCGGCCGTCGACGCCGGGTCGGCCTGGTTCTCGCGCGGCGGCAGCTTCGTGACCTGCGTCGACACGATCTTGATCTGCTTGAGCGTCGCGGTAAGGATCAGCGCGCTCGACGTCTTCGCGTCAACCGTGAGCCGCAGCCCCTGCAGAAGCATGTTTCTGTAGGTGCGCCGGCTCGTCGTGACGTCGAACGGCGTGCGAGCCTCCTGCAGCGCGAGCAGCTGCGAGTAGATCGCGTTGACGTACTGCGCCGACGGCAGGCCGCCCCCGTCGAAAGTCGCCTCCGCAGCGCCGAGCAACGCTTCGTAATCGGCGTTGCTCCAACCGCAGCGCATCACGACATCCGGTTGGCGCTTGAACGCGTGATCGGAGATCTGCGGGCCTTGCTCGACCGGATGTTCCGTGATCGTCAACTCGTCGTTGTAGACCTCTTCGATCGCGACCTGAACCGTGATGCTGCCGATCTTCTTCGGCGAGATCGTGATCATGTCGAGGATCATGCAATCACCCCCCGCAGATTGCGCACCATGTCGGCGTTCACCGCGCGCTGCTCGCGCTCGACCGCGCGACCGGCAGCATTCGGATCGCTGGCGCCGTTGACGTGGATCTGCGTCGACTGGTGCAGCTCGACCTTCGCCGGACCGCCGCGCGCCGCCGACTGCGCCGCCAGCGCGGCCGGCGGTTGATACAACGCCCGTGAGTTCTGCATAGCCAGCCGCATCTGGGCTTCAGTGATCGACGCCTTGTTCTTGCCCGACTTGTCGTAGAAGGTCATCGTGCCGTCGGAGATGCGACCCGATTCGGTCTTCATCCCCTTCGGCACAGCAACGCTCGCCCATTCCTTCGCCGTGGCATAAATGGCTTCGCCAAGCTGCTCGGACTTCCCGGACAGATAGTCGGAAATCGCCCGGCGCTTGTTGTGGACGAGGTACTGCTCGAAGATCCGATCCTGCATGCCGCGATCGAACTTCTCGTCGCCCTTCAACCCCATTGAACGCACTGCTTCCGCGAGCGTGTCCTTGATGATCTGGTAGCGCCCTGCTGCATTGAACTTCTGCGCGCGCTGCGCAGCCATGACCTGAGCGACAGTCATGTTCTCGAGATCTTCGGTCCCAGCCTTGTATCCTCCTGCCTTCCCGCGGTTGACGCTGTTGTAGTCGCCCTCGCCCCGAGCGATCAGCTTGCCGAAGGCCGTGTCGGCGAGGCGCGAAATCGAGCCGACCAAGCCACCCGACTCAGCAGGCGTGGCCTGCACAGTTGGCGCGGCGGCGGCCGCAGACGGCGGGGACGCGGCTGGCGCCTCCGGGGCGACGCCGCGCGGCGGCGTCAGCTTCGCGCCTCCGCCGTCCTTCACGCTGTCGATTTCCTCCTGCGTGTAGCCGCCTGTCGCGTCGAGCCCGCGCCGATCCTTCAGCGTGAGGATGTCCCACAACGAGCGGAAGCGGCCGCCGGACAGCTTGGTGATGAGGCCGTCGATCTGGTCGCGCACGCCGTCGCCGATTTTCCAACCCAGAAACGCGGCGCCGACGGCGGCCGCACTCGAGGCGAGCGCAGCCAGCTCAACGCCCATTGCGGAAAGCAAGCCCGTTGCCCCGCTGGCGGCCGCGCCGCCCGCGCGCAGCGCGCCCACGATCTTCCAAATACCGCCGGCGATCTTGAACACGCCCATCGCCTTCAGCGCGACACCGAGCAGGATGATCTTCGTCGACCACCCGTTCGTCACGCCATCGAGCTCGAGGAGCAGATCGACAAGTTTCCCAACCGGCGGACCGACCGCTTCTGCCACCTTCAGGAGCGTGTTGGCGATGTCGCCGATCTTGGCTGCGATCTCGTCGGCATGCTCGTCAACCCATCGCTGAAACCGATCGAGTTGAGGCCCGATTTTCTGCAGCATCGCGCCTTCGACGCGGATGCCGAGGTTCTCGAACGTCGTGCCGAGCCCGCGCAACTGCGTCATGAACTTGTGCGAGTCGTCGGCCGCCTTGTCGAGGCCCGTCGTCTGCGACATCTCGCGATACTGCTTCAGGAACTTCTCGAAGTCCCCGTTGCGCATCGCGAGCAGCAGATTCTCGTCGATACCGAGAATGTTGCCGTACTGGCTCGCTAGCCACGTCTGCTTGTTCGCCAGCGACTTACCCAGGTCCGACATGATGTCGACCGTATCGCGCAGCTCGCCGTTTGCGTTGCGCGTCTGCACGCCAAGCGTCGCAAGGTAGCCTTCGCCCGCAGGGTTGTTGCGCAGGAAGCGCGCCAGGTTCTCGATCGTGCCGGTGGCCGCCTCAGCCGAGACGCCCATGTTCCGCGCTGCGAATTCGAAGCCGCGCAGGTTGGCGGCCGACGCGCCGGTGCGCTGCGAGACGAAGTACAGGCGCTCGAGCTTCGACGCGAACGCCGCGACGCCGGCGCTCACGGTGAGCGCGGCGCCGGAAACCGTCGCGATCAGCTGCTTGACGCCCTTCGTCGTGCCTTCGACGCCTTCCTTGAAGTTCTTCAGGCCCTTCTCGTCGACGCGAAACCCCAACGCGACCAAGAACTCGCGGATGACGACCGAATCAGCCATTTTCTCTTTCCATCTTGCGGCGGAACGCCGCGTCGTTGTCTGCCCGGACGGCAAGGGAATCGTTCATCAGCGCGACGTCGGCGAGGCCGAGCGTTCCGTCGATCAACGACTCGTACCGGCACATCTGGGCGTGCACCGGCGCGAGCAGCCAGTCCTCGCCGCCCGGCAGCGTGCGGATCCAGCCTACGTCGCCGCCGGGCTGCTCGCTTGGCTGGTAAGCAGCCCGCTGATAAAAGAACCGAGATTCGCCACCACGACGCGCACGACGAGCGGTAGCATCACGTCGATGCCGATGTCATCGAACATGGCGGTCTTGTGCGCGGGCGACCACACTTTCGCCCAGCCCGCGCCCTGCCAGCGCTCGACGACGGACAGGCACGTGCCAAAGACGTACTCCGCGTCCTCGTCCTTCAGGCCGGCCAGTGCGTCGGCGAACGGCTGCAGCACCGGCGCGACCGCATCGACGAGCGACAGCAGCTCGCGCGATTTGTCGGCCGCGGGCGCGGGCGCTTGCGCTTCCTGACTGGAAGCCTCGCCCTCGGCAAGCGCCGCAAGCGCAGCGTTCGCTACCGCCTGCTGCCGCGCGACGTCGGCTTGCTCAAGCTCGGCGTAGAACTTCATCAGGACCGGGATCATCGGCGGGATGATCGGCGCGATGCGCCGTGAGACGTGGAACTGCTGCATCGCGCTCAGCTTGCCGATCGCGTATCGCGTGCCGTTCAGCTCAATTTCAGTCGCCATTCTCAATAGCTCCCGAGTACGGAATCGATCTTTGCGGCATCGAACACCCACTCGATCACATCGCCATCCTTCTTGTAGCCGATGTCCGGCTTCTTCTTGAACGCGCAGCTGCGGGCGGTGGTTACGTCACCACTAACCGATTGCGTGACTGTGATGAGGTTCTTGCCCCACAGGCGGCTGTCGAGCGACTGCGCATCGTACAGCGCCATCAGCTTCTGGTTGACCGGCGACGTCTTGAGAAGGCGGATCGTTACTTGGCCCGACTTATCGGCATGGAGGCTGTGCATCACCTCGCCATCCGCGCCGACGGTCATCGTGTTCTTGTCGCCGGCTTGGGCGATAGTAATGCCCTCTTCCGCGTTCGCGGAGCCGTAGCCGAGCGAGAACGCGCCACCCGGACCAACGATCGTCGCCGTGACGTCCTGAAAGCTATAGGTTGCCATCGAGATTTACCCCTTTACCGGTTTACGTTGACGATGATGTCGACGCTGTGGATCGCGCCGGCTTCCTTCGCCGCAACCTGGAACGTGACGGACTTGCGCGCCTCACGGTCGGCCTGAGACTGCGTGGCGATCGGCGGCGCATAGACGTAGTACCCCTTCGCGAGCGTGTCGCCCTGGTTCAGGGCGCCGAAGCCGGCCGAGTTCCAGACGCCGGGTGCGAGGTAGCCGTTGTTCACCGCCGCTTCACACGCAGCCGAGATGGTCGCCGCGATCAGCGCGTTGCCGCCGTCAGTCTGCGGGATCTTCGTCGTGCTCTGGTACAGCAGGTTGTAGACGTCCGTCTCGATGCGGTTGCGGAACCAGATCGCGTTGTAGACGGAATCCGCATAGATACCGCTCGGTGTCACGCCGTACTGGATGATCGACGTGTCGTTGCTGTAGTTCACGAACACGTTGCAGTTCTTCGCCTGCAGCGCATTCGCCTGTGTGCTGGTCAGTTGCTCAGCTGCGACACTCGGCTCCTGCTTGAACATCAGCGTGATCGTCGTGTTGTTGCCGTCGAAGTTCACCGTCAGCAGACGGCCGAGCAGCGACGACACGGCGTACGGAGTCGAGCTCGAGTACTGGATGATCGTGTACTTCAGCTTCAGCGCCTTCAGCTTGCTCGCGATGTCGGTCGACACGGTCGAGTCGAGCACCTGCGGATTTTGCGTCGTGATGCCGTAGAGGTGCCGCTGGTCCGCTTCGATGAGGTTCGCGACCGCGATGTGCTGGTCGTCGGTGATCGACGCGTCCGCGAAGTCGAGGCCGAGGAACTGATTCGCGAAGCGATCGAGGAACAGCGCCGCTGCGTCGACCGGTTGCTCCGGCGCAATGCCGTCCGCCGGCACGCCGGCGAGGTTGCTCGTGAGGCCGAGCATCGCCGAGATGTCGGTACCGCTGCCCGGCGCCGTCGCGTAACCGACCTTCGAATTCGTGCCGGTGGTGTTCGACGTCACAACGAACTGCGAGCCGGTCCACGCGATCGTTGCTCCGGCGAGCTTCGCGTTGATGACGCTCGCGACACCATTCAGATTCGTCTGGGCCGAGAAGTCGAGGCCGCTGACGGTCTTCGCAGCGCCGTCGATCGTGATGCTGAACGCGCCAGTGGTCACCGCTTCCCACAGCGCGATGTCCTGCTGCGCGGCCGACAGCACGCCACCGCGCAGCGAGCCGGACGTTGCCGTCTTCGCCCACCGGCCGATCATCAGCTGTTGCGGCTGCGGAACTTGGTTGAAATAGAGCGCCGCGGCGAAGTACTCCGGCGTATTCGTGCCGAAGTCGGCTGTCACCTCGTCGATGCCGCCATACGTGCGCGCGCGCTCGTTCGTGTCGATGACGGCCGACGGGCCGAGAATCAGCCCGGTGTTCATGTTCGCGCCCTGCGCCGCGAGCGCGGCGAGGTTGATCGTCACGTTGATCAGGCGCGATACCGGCAATCCGTTGGACATGCTGGTCCCCTACGAGTGGATGTTCGAAACGCCGGCCAGCGGAGTCGACGCGTCAGTCGTCGTCGCCACGGTGGCCGATTTAAGGTTCAGGACCGCGTAGGTCCGGGTGATCTTGCGGCGCAGCGTCACGGTCATGTCGTATCGCCGTACCCATTGCTGATTGACCAGATCGGGCGCTGCTCGAATCGGGCCGACGCCGACGAACGCCATGTCCTGCAGCTGAAGCTGCTCCCGGTTCTGAGGGATCGCGAGCCCATCTGCGAGGCGCTGCGCGTAACCCTTCGCGCGCGGCCCGTAGAACGTGCACAGGACATCGATGTCCTGGTGCCGGATGTACGTGTCGTGCCCATCGCCAGTGCCGTCGTGCTGGATCGCGGGGCCGGCGTCCGGGTCCTGCTCTTGCACACCGAACGCGCACCAGTTCACGGACGGCTCGGGCTGCTTCGGTACGGTCGGCTGCCAGCGCGGTCGCACAAGGTCGGGGGGGAGCGCCGTGACGCCAGCGATCAGGTCGTGGACCAGATCGTCGAGGTCATCGTCCTCGGCCGGCGGCGCATCGACGGCTGGCGCCAGGTATCCGCCGGTCGAAGAATCGTTAGCCATTGCCTGCCATGTGCGGGAAGTACGCTCCGGGCCACGATTGCGTCTCGTCCGGTAGGCGTTTGTCCAAAGAAATCGGGCCAACCCAATCGGTCGGCCCGCAGTTCGCTACAGCAAGTTGTTCGGTCGAGAAGATTCCCATCAGCTCCCACTGCAATCCATCCTCGCTAACGGATCGCCCTACGACATAGAGATTCATGCTGTTATCCCGAAAGAGGTTTCAGGTCACACGTCGCGCAAACGAAGCCGCGGCCGAAGTGCGAGTAGTCGTTCACGTTCACGACCGTGTAGGTGCGGCCCGCCCACACGACTTCGTCGGCGTCGTGGCCGGCGCTGCCGTCCATCAGCCGGAACATCGTGTGCAGCGTGATCGAACCGATGATTCGGCTGCCGTCGGCGTTGCGGTGCAGGATGTCGCCCTTGTCGCTCGTCACGACGGCCGAGAACGGCGTCGATGCGACGGAGTTCTGCGCGCGGCCGTGGTCGTCGACCGTCTGCGTCATGCGGTTGCAGAGCAGACCGGTGTCCATGAAGTCGGGATCGAGCAGGACATCGGTGACGTCGAGAAAGGCCATAGCGAGCGCACCAACGAAAAAGGGCCACACGCGGCGGCCCATGGGTCAGGGAGACTGGAAACTACTTCTTGCGGACCACGTACGTGATCGCGTTCCGATACTGGCCGGTGTCGACGAGCGTGTTCTCCCGCGTGACGCCGCGACGCCTGCGCGCGGCCAGCGTCGAATCAGCTAGCTTGGGCGGGATGTTGCTGTTGATCTTTGCGCGCACCGAGTTCTGCGCGACGAGGCCGGCGCGATTCAGGCTGCGGTTGACCTTCTCGAGGTCACCGTCGAGCGCCGCTTCGACGCCCTTCTGCAGGTGCGGCTCGAACTTCGGGCGCGCATCCTCCACGCCGGGCACGAGATGCGGGCGCTCGGGGATGTTGTTCGCGGGGGAGCCGTGCTCGAGGATGTAGCCGATCTCTGCGTTGCTGAGGGGCTCTCCCTCGTCCTTGCGGCCGGCGGTGCTGTCGGGCACGCCAACCAGCACCTCCTTCTGCACGAGCCCGCTGATCGACTTCAACACCTCGTCGAGGCGGTCGATTTTCATGCCGTCCATGCAGTTCTCCCGACGGACGGCGGCGGCGTTACAGCTGCATGCCGCCCGCGCCCATCATCATTGCGAGGCTGAGATAGCGGACGCCGTACATCGTGGCGTTCCAGAAACCACCGTCCTTGATGGCAACGGCCGCCGTGTCGTAGCTCGCGCTGACCTTGTCGACGGCTTTCGACGACTGCGGCCCGGTCACCTGACCGGGCACGCCGCCGACGGCGGCCATCTTCTGGTCCTTCACGGCGAGCGCCAGGTGGTGTGCGGTGACGAGCGCGATTCCCAGATCAGTCAGCTCGCCCCATCGCTCCGCATTGACGAGCGATACCGCCACGGTCATCCAGAACTGGACGAGCGAGTCGGGGTATGTCGTCGTGTCGTTGAACTCGGGGAACGACTGTCTGAACTGGGAAACGTCCACGGGTCACCTTACTTGTTGCCGGCCTTGGCGGCCGTCTTCGCCGGCGCGGCGTCGCTCGCTGCATCCTTCGCCGGATCGGTCTGCTCCGGGTCCGCGTCGGCGGCCTTCGCCGGCGCGGCCGAAACGCCCGCCGGCAGCGGGCCGGTGTGCGCCTTCGTGTACCAGTGGTCGGCGATGTAATCCTCGACCTCCTGCACGCCGGCGACGATCCGTCGCTCGATCGACTCGCCCTCGTGGACGAGCCGCACCGTGAACGCCTTCACCACGTTGATGAGCTGCATGTTACACCCCGTCACGGTAGGCGATCGTTTCCGGATAGACGACTTCGACCACGCCGAGGCGGCCGAAATACGTCACCAGCTGGCGCAGATCGCGATACTCGAGCGGCGTGCGCTGCAGCGGCACCAGCGGGAAGCGAACGCGGTTCTTGTCCTTCGTGTACGCGACCATCCGGTTCTTGCCCGCAGCGCCGCGGCCCGTGAGCCACTTCGACGGGAAGATTTCCAGCGGCCGGCCGTTGAGCTGGTTCGCGAGGCTGTTGTCCTGCAGGTAGCGCAGCACGCTGATGTTGCCAGCGTCGCTGACCTTGCGCTGGACGAGCAGGGAAAAGCTCGTCGGGTCGAGCAGCACGCGGCTCGGGCACACCGCGTAGCCGGCTGCGGCCCACGCGCTGTTCAGCATCTCGTTGACGTCGTCGAGCATCTGGTCCGGCGTCGCCGTCGCCCAGCTGCCGGTTTGTGCGTTCGAAACGTTCTCGACCGCCGAACTGTTCACGAGGCCCGTCACACCGAGTACGGAGTCGCCGATGTACACCTGCTCGTCGACGTCCATGTTGTGCTTCAGCTGCATACCCTCGAACTTCTGCTGATCGACCGGGCGACCGAGCTTCTGCGCGGATTCGAGTTCCGGGATCGTCCAGCCGATCTGCATGCCCCACAGCGTCAGCGGATTCGCCGTCTTGCCGATGTCCAGGCCGAGGCTCTGGATCGCGTTCGCGTCCTTGCCCACCCACGACTTGCCGGCCGGCGACGGGCCGCCTGCCGCGGCGAACATCGAGTTCGTGAACGAGGACACTTCGTCGGCGATCGACACGTCCTCGCGCAGATCGATGTCGCGCGACCAGGTGACCGACGCGAGCGGCATGTGCAGCGTCTGGTCGAGGCGTTCCAGCTCGCCGACCAGGAACGCGCCGGTGCTGTCGATCGTGCGCGCGTCGAACGTCATCATGCTGTCGCGCGTGCGCGCGCGGATGATCGCCGGCGCGCCGGCGATTGCGATGCCTGCCGCGCGGGCGAGCAGCGACTTGTTGTGAGTCGTCATGTCGGCTCCCTTAGATGTTGTAGGCGATTTCGACGTTGCCGTCGGCGTCGGCGCCGGCCATGAACGTCGCGCCCGTGATGGCGATCGTGTTCGTGCCGTCGGCCGCAGCCTCGATGCCGCCGATCGGTTTGCCGGCGGCCGCCGCTGCGACGCGCACGTACACCTGACCGTCGAGCGCTGCGACACCGGCGTTCAGCTTCACCGTCTGGTAGCCGCGCCGCAGCACGTCTGCGATGCCCTTCGTCGGCGGCGTCGACGTGCCGAGCGGATCCTGCGAGCTCTGCGTCGGGTACGGCCGCACGAGCAGACCGTAGACCGCCGTGGCGACGTCGCCGGCGCCGATCGGCACGAACTTGCCGTTCGCGATCTTCCCGAACAGGCCGTACGCCGGGAACGGCGCGGTCGGATCGAGGGGGACCGGCTCGATCGTCGACTGCGACGGCCGGGTCACATCGCCGGGAATGCCCGACGGCATGCGGTACAGAATTGCGTTGCCCATGAGGCATTCTCCTTACTGGTTGGACTGGCCCGCCCAGAACTTGCGGTTCTGTTCGTTGATGTCGGCGATGGTCTTCACCTTGCCGAAATCGCGCGTGCTGACCTTGCCGCTCGACGAGCCGGCGTTGTTCTTCGCACGCATCAGCTCGGCAGCACCGGTGAAGATGGCGTCGACGACCGGCGCGGGCATGGTGTCGAAGTCGGGCGCACGGCGGCCGAGGAACGGCGCGATCGCGGCGCGGCCGGCGTCGGTTTCGTACGCCTGGTCGAGCGCGCGGCGCTGGCACTTGCAGAGCGCGGCCGCACGGTCCTTCGTCTTCAGGCCGTCGAGCGTCGGCAGCTTCACGCCCGGCGCGAGAATCTCGGCGCGTGCGGCGATGAGGCGCGCGGAGTCGCCCGTATACAGGTCGACGCCTTCTTCGCTGACGCGGCGCGACGGCTCGGCTTCGATGACCGTGTCGGTCGTCTCGTCGGTTTCGTCGTCTTCCTCGTCATCGTCCTCGGTTTCCTGTTCGCGCTCGGCGTCGCGCGCAGCGAGTCGGCTCACCTTGCGGTCGAGCGCCTTCACGGTCTTCGTGAGCGCGGCGATTGCGTCAGCCGTCTTGCCGTCACGCTCGGCGGCCTCACGCTTCTCGCGCTCTTCATCCGACTCTTCGTCCATCGCCTTCTGACCTTCTTCCAGCGCTTCCTCGACGCCCTCGGCGTCCTTGGCGCGCATGGCCTTCATCAGGCGGTCGAGCCATGCCGAGCGGCGCGGCGGCTTGTGGTCTTTCGTCTTCATCTCGGGTTCCTTATCGCCGATCGCGCAGCGCGGGCCGCAGCGGCCGCGCTCGACGAGGGCTACGTGGTTTCCAATAATTTCGCGCTGCACCCCGCGCCCGGGTCCTACCTGCTCATACCCTGCTTCGTATCCGCAGGACACCTCTCGAAGCCCAGCTCGCACCTCGTCGATGGCCCCTTGATTGGTGATCATCAGATCGGCAAGAAGAAGGTCGTCTTCAATGCCGGTTCCTCGCCGGACGTTCATCACAGTTCCGACGGCGAGGTCGTTCCAGTTTGATGGCCCAACAAAGTCGTCCGGGTGGTCCATCGTGACGGCCGCACCTTCAAAGCTGGCAATCGTTTCCGGCCGGAATACTTCGTCGGGCGTTCGGCTGATGCGCACGATCCCGTCGGGCCCAGGCTCCACCGGAACTTCGCCGGCCCCATAGAGCATTTCCCCGGTTCTGGCAATCGGCACGTCGTGGCAAACGAGGAATCCGGACGGCGTCAACGATTGCTTTGGCCCAAGGATTTCGGGTGTGAAAAATCGCATGGCGTATGGACGTAAAAAAGGCCGCTCTTGGCGGCCTGTCGTGTTCCAATGCTTTCCGCTACAGCAGCAGTCCGTTCTCGGCTGCCCACGCCAGCGGGTCTTTCGCTGCTTTGCGCTTGTTGCACTTGGCACAAAGCAACTGGATGTTCGTAATCCAATCCGATCCGCCCTTGGCGAGCGGAGTAATGTGGTCTGCGTGATATCCGCGTCGAATAGAAACGCCGCAACACGCGCAGCGATAGTTCTGCTTTTGAGCCAGCGCTAGAATCTCGGCCGCCGTATGCGACCCCTCCGCGCCCCGCAGCTTTGCGCGCCGCCGCCTTGACGATGCAGCACCAACATGCGGATTGTTCTTTCTGTATGCCCGTCTTCGGGCATTGAGGCGCTCAGCGTTCCTAGCGTGATACGCAGCAGACAAGGCAGACACTTTGTCAGGATTGGCCCGCTTCCACCGCGCCACATTCGCCCGGTTCTTCTCGGGATTCCGCTTCATCCATTCCCTGTGGTATGCGTTGCGCTTCTCCCTCGTGCGCTCGCGTGTCTCCGCATTTTGCCGGCGCGTGCGCTCAGGATTCTTCGCTCGCAAGGCTTGCGTCGCCGCATGCTGGCAGATGACGCAGGTCGTGGATGACGTATATCGAGGGGCGAGATGCCCATGTTTGCATGGCTTGCCGGTGAAATATCTCGGCAACCCGGAAGCCTTTGCCGCATCGCGGGTGATGATGGGTTGCATTTTCGCCTTGACTAGGGGCTGACCGTTTGGAGGCACGGCAAGCTGGCGGTCAAACCAGCCTTTCGGGAGCTACCCTAGCCGTGCGGAAATCATTCTATCGGTTCAATCAATCCTCTGGTACCACCACTTCGCACCAGCACCGGCAGTTCGGAAACTGCCCAGCGTGCCCCGTCATGCCGTCCAGCGTTGGCGGGTCGTCCCAGCGCACGAACTGGCCATTCATCTTTCGGTGCGAGTCGCGCACGTCCGAGTCGCCAGAGGTCCTCCAGAAATACCCCGGGGACCCAACGTGCAGCGCCCGAGCCTCAGTCAGCTTCGACGCCGTCCGGGCAACCTCGGTGCGCGCGATCAGGTCGGCGCGGCTCTTCGCGACCTCGCCGGACCGCTGAATCTCCTTCGAGATCGCGGCCGCGCGCGTGCTGTCTTCGAGCGCCTCGATCGTGAGCCGGTGCACGCGCTCGGCGGCTTCGAGCGGGATCGACTTGATCAACGTCACCTGCTCGGCCATCAGCGCGCGCATCGTCTCGCCGGTCGGCGCCCGTCGCAGCTCGTCGCGCAGCGCACGCGACATCTCCTGCGCCTGCTGCATCCATGCCTGCTCGTCGCGCCGGTTCAGGTCGTCAAGCATCCGCGCGGCGGTGACCTCGGCCCACGGGCCGAGCGCTTCGGCATACCGCCTAAGAAGATGCTCGATTGTCGGGATCGCTTCGAGATCTCCAAGCGGAAAGCCATCGAACAAGTCCTCGACGTGCTTGGCTATCTTTCGCAGATGCGTTCGATACACCCTTTCCGGTCCGTTGAGATTGACCGGATTCCGGCGCTTGCGCTTGCGGTCCGTTGTTCGGGTCATCAACATCCGGGGGAAGCTCCGTTTCGGGCGCGGGCGGCGGCTGGTCCTCCGCTTCCTTGATCTCTTCGTCGGTGATCGACGCGAACACGCCGGTGCGATGGCTGGACGCGCGCAGCTCCTTCATGCCGCCGGCGGGCGTCATCAGGCCCGCGTCGACCGCCTTCGTCACCGCGTCGGCTACGGTGTTGGCCGTCGTCGCCTTCTGCTCGTCGGTCATCTGCCAGAGCGCGCGGAAGTCGTACGAGAACCCCTCGGGCGGCTTCGCGCCGAGCACCGATCGGAACATCACTTCGAACAGCTGGTTCAGCGCGCGGCGCAGCCGGCGCTCCTGCTGCTGCTTGATGTTGTCGTAGTACGTGCGGAGGTCAGACTCGCCGGTCGCGTTCAGGCCGGCCGGCGATTGTCCGAGCAGCCGCACAAGCGGGATCTGCAGCGCGCCGGCGAGCTGCTGCGCGAACTGCAGCAGCACGGCGTCCAGTCCGGTGAATGCGTACTGGTCGACCTGCATCTCGTCCTCGGCGTCGATCAGCGACAGCCCTTCGTTGGACTGGAACCGCCGGATCATGTCGACGTTCTTCAGAAGCGCCTCAAGCGCTGGGCCGCCCGCGTCGATCACCTTGCGCAGCCCCTTGATCTTGAGGGTGCGCAGATGCGCCTTGAACACGAGCTGCGCAGCACCCATCGTCGTGCTGTCGAACGCCACGAGGCGGTCGATCAGGCGCTCGATCACCGACTGGCCCCAGAGGTTCTCTGCGATCTTCTGCCAGTACGGCAGCGTGACGCCGTCGAAGCGCAGCACGCGGCTGTAGTGGATCCGCTGGCGCGGCAGCGCCATCGAGTCCGCGACGACGTCGTAGAACTTCGGCATGCCGAGGTCCGGGCCGGGCTCCGTCACCAGGTCGTTCAGCGTCGGCTGCACCAACCAGCGATCGAGCACGCAGAGGCCCTTGAACTGCCCCTCGGCGATCGTGTCGAGCCGCAGCGGCTTCGACGCGTCCTGCCCGTCGATCATCATGACCGCGAGCGCACCTCCGTACAGCCGCGCCCACTTGATCGTGTCGCACAGGCTGTCCCAGATCGCGAGGTTCTCGAACTCCTGGTTCAGCTTGTCCTTGTCTTCGGGCGTGATGTCGGAGCCGATCTCGACACCCATGCGCGTCATGTCCTCGGCGACGACGTCGACGGCCTGGCCGACGATCCACGACGACCGATACATCGCCTCCATCTGCACGCGGTTGCGCGAGATGAAGTCGAAGCCGTACTGGTACGCGGACGCCTGGTTCGGTGTGCCGAGGCCGACGCGCGCCTCGAAGTTCTGGAAGCTGTCCGGCGTCATCCAGCGCTTCGCGTTGGCGGAATCCGCGGCCATCGCGCGGTACTGCCGCTGCTCGGCCTTGCGTTGCTTTCGATTCATCCTGCCAACCTTGTCCAGATGTCCAGAACCTGCCCGGCCGGCTGATACGCGATCATGACCGCGTCAGCCAGGTTCGGCGATTTCGTGCCGTCGGGCGCCTTGTCGATGACGATCTTCCCGACGCCGTTCACCGTGTAGGTCGGCTGCGCGAGCTCCATCGTCAGCGCAGACAGCTCGTCCAGCGCCGGATCGATCGAGATGATGTCGTCAGGGTTGTACGGTTTGCCCTCTACCACCGCACGGTATGTCGCCTGGAAGCGCAGCCGCAGCGCCCACCAGGACTGCGCCTTGAGGTTGGCGAAATAGTCCTTGTTCTTCCGCTCCGGCACCATCTCGCCTTCCGGGTCGTGCACCGGGCCTGAGCCGCGGAACGGCTCGTCGTTGATCGGCCGCTTGCCGATCGCGATCCGTTGCTCGTTGATCACGCGCGCGTCGCCGCGCACGCCAGCACCGAGGCCGTCGGCGTCGTAGTCGAACGACTCGTAGCCGAGCTCGTCGCAGATGCCGAACGTCTTCTCGACCGTCTCGTAGATGTCGCCGCCTTTGCCCGACCACGAACGCAGGAAGTTCAGCAGGAAGCCGTAGCGGCCCGCGAACGCGTTCTTGTCCTTGCCCTCGTCGGCGACGTCCAGGCCGCCGCGCCGTGTGCCGCTCGGCTCGATGCCGAGCTTCAGGTGCGCGCCGATCGCCGCCTGCACCCAAGCGGACGGGATCACGACGCCCTCGACGGACGCCGCGTAGTTGATGTCGATTTCCTGCGCGACGACGACGGGGTCCAGCTCGGCGCACTGCTTCGCGTACCAGGCGTCATCCTTGCGCGGGTCGTCGCGCCAGTGGAACGTGAATACCTTTACCTTGCCGCTGTGCCGGCGCTGCGCGAACGAGTTCCCCATGCCGTTCGGCGTGGAGATGTCCTGCCGACAGTTCGTCGTCGCCGACAGCGACGCGTCGACCAGCTGCGGGCGTTCGAGGAATGCCGACTCGTCGACGATGTAGAAGCTGGCGCGGTCGCCGCGGCCAATACCGTCGCCCGACTCGCCGGTGATCACCGACCCGGTGTCCGGGAAGATGATCCGCATGTGCGGCGCGTGCGTGCCGATGTCCCACGAACCACGGAACTCGGCCGGCAGCAGCCGCAGGAACTCGCGCGCCTTCCAGAACAGGCTCTTCGGCGAGCCGATCTTGTCTACGTACTCTTCTTTGCGCGAGCCGAAGCCGACCGCGACGCCTTCATGGAACAGGCAGATCGTGTCTGCGAGCCCGACCGTCAGCCACGACATGCCCATGTCGCGCGTCTTCTCGGTGATGCCGGGCTCCTGCGCCTTCCAGCGCTCCATGAACCACTGGCACCATTCCTCCTGCTTCGGGAACAGCAGGAACGGGATCGTCGCCGGGAGCCCGCGCTCGACGTTACGCGGATCGAACGTCATGCCCCAGTCGATGATGAACTGGGCGGGGTTTTCTCGGTAAAACGTGCGCAGCGCCGGCAGCACGCCGGGGTTAGCGCGGATGCGCTTCAATCGCTCCGCCCGCCATTCGAACACCTGCACGTAGTCCGGTGCGCGGAAGTCGAACGGGAACGGGATGGGCATGCTACGGGTTCATCAGCGTGGCGTAGATCTTCGCCGCCTCCTGTGGGTCGTTCGTCACAGTCGAGATCGCGGTGATCGGACCGCCTTCCTTGCCCGTGTGCTCGAGCCGGTGACGGTTCGTGAACGCGTCGCCGGCTTCCTTCGCAGCTTGTTCGAGCAGTTGGGCCATGAGCGGAATGTTCCCGCGCTCTTCGGCGAGGCCGACGGCGCGGTCGAGTTTGCGGAGACGCACGGCGCGATGCGCGACGCCGATGCGCGACGTGTCCTTCAGGAATTCCTCGCGCGTGTGCTCGAAGATTTCCCGGTACTTCTTGCTCAGCGTCGAGCCGGCGCGCTTCGTCGGGTCGTAGCGCTCGCACTGCTGCGGCGATACCTCGACGCCGAATTCCTCGCGCACGGCCTTCGCGACGCGCGAGATCGTGTCGAAGCATGCGAGCGACTGCACGACGTACAGCTTGATGTGCTCGGGAAGTGCTGCCATAGCGGGAAAACGTTCGGTTACGCGGCCCGCAGGATGCAGGTGCCGCAGGCGCGCGCGATGTCGGCGTGGCCGACCTCTGGCGCGCGGCGGGCGGCGTCGACCAGCTTCGCAGTGTCGCCGGCGCCGCCGCCAACGCCGTAGCGCCGGACGATGCCGACGAACTCCTCGACGTCGTGCCCCCGGATGCCGAGCTTCGGCATGCCGTCCTTCGTGAAAGCCGGCGCGCCGAACTCGTCGGTGCGCTGGCCGATGTGATACAGCTCGTGCTCGACCAGCGCGCACCATTCCAGATCGCTGCACTCGCGCGCGTAGTGCGCGTCGAGCGTGATCAGGAACGCCGGCACGCGGCCGAACCACTCGCAGAGCTGCTGTTCCTGCCGGGCGCGTTGCCAGCCGCCGGCGCGGATCGTCACCTCTTCGCACTGACCGACGACGCGGCGCATCTGGCGCACGTTCTCGACGGCCGCCCAGAGGTAGGCGATGTCGGCATCGATCAGGTGCGCGTGGTCTTCGTTGTGGAGCGGCGCGCCGTCGCGCAGGAACGTGTGGTGCACCCAGTCGTTCACGCCGTCGGCCGGCGCGAGGTAGCGGAACCAGTTCGAGCCATCGAACAGGCTGTCAGGCGGCATCGGCCGATTACTGCTGACCGGCTTCGTCTGCTCTCGCGCCATCTCGTCCAGCCTCACAAATTCTCGCCGGTCTGTTCCCGGCTGCCATCCGCATTGCGCGGCGAGCGGGGAATCACGGCTCCGGAACGGGCCGCGGCGGGATGTCGAACAACGCTTCGGCCGCACGGCGTGCAGCGCTCGGCTGCGTGCGCTCGGCCTGCCTTCGCTTCTGGCGCGCCTCGGCTTCCTGCTTCGCCTCCAGCACCAGCATCGGATCGCGGTACATGCGAGATTCGAGGATGCGAAAGGACATAGCGGCGGCCCAATGCAAAAAACCCCGCGGCTTTCGCCTGCGGGGCTTCGTATCCTCGCGCGTCTGCCTCCCAACCGGGAAGCAAAAGCTCACGCGCAAGGCGGAATCAGTCATCTGCCGAGGATCATAGAACAGATTCCGGCGGTTTACAACCGGTCGACGCAATTTTTGTGATGACTGCGTCCGCGGTGAGCTTCACGAGGCTCTGCGCTATCGCACGATGCGCATCGGCCAACACCAGCTCGAAGCGCCTTCCGCGCAGCACCGCGCCGTGCGCCTTCCGCATACGCGTCTGCACCTGGTCGGGTGCCATGCGCCAGACGTACGTGTACTTCAGCACCCACTTCGCCACGTGGTTCGGCATGGCCGACCATGCCGCCTCGACGAGCCAGCCGTCCTTCTGCTCGGGCGGAATCGACATCTCGGCGAGCGCCTTGTCGCGCAGCGCGACGTGCAGCCGCGCCCACTGCGCACAGACCTCCGGCTTGAACGGCGGCGAGCGCACCGTCGCCCCCCAGTTGTCGAGCCGCTCTTCGATGCTCTCGAAGCCGCTCATCGCGCACCTCGCGTCGTCATGGCGAGCGCCTGCACGCTGCCGAGCCAGCCGCCGTAGCCCGTGAGGTGGCTCGTGAAGTCCGGGCGGATGCGCGTGTCGACGTGCCCGCTGCCGCCGCACGTTCCGGCCAGCGAGAACATCTGGCCGCGCCGCTCGCCGCGCTTGATGTCGACGCGCGTCATCGCGCGGTCGCTCGCGAGCAGATGCCGCACGGTCGACAGCGGCACGCCGGCGCTGCGCGCGAGATCGTGCGCCGTGTAGCGCCGCCCGGGCTTCATGACCGACAGCACCGTGTCGAGGGTGATTTTCGTGGGTTTCGTTTTCAAAGGGCCCTCCCTATGCTCGCTGCAGGTTCAGTTCGATTGCTTCGATGCGCACGCCCGGCGTGGTCGCGTAGCGCTTCGACACCCAGAGGTCGACGACCTGCCCGTCGTCCCCGTAGACCACGCCGTTCATGCCGTCCTTCAACGCCTTGACAACGTTGTCCGCGTCCGGCTTCTTGGTGGCGCCTATCGCGCCGGCTGCTGCGGCACGTTGGCGCTTCTCCGACCAGCTGGCCGGGATCGGCACGCCGATTTCGACGATCAGGCGCACCGGGCCGACGTACGGCTCGTCGTCGCGCATCGCCTCGCGGGCGGCCATCTTCACGAGGTTCTCGTAGCGCTCCGTCGGCTCGGGCGTGTACGTGCGGACGTGCGGCCCGCGCCGTACGAAGCGCGGGCGCCCTTTCGCGACCGGCTTGCCGGGTACGACGAAGACGACGCGGCGCGCGATGACCGGCGCGGCGATCAGCAGGTCGTGCGTCATGCCGTCACCTCGTCCGTCACGTCGTCGGTTACCGGCACGCCGCTGATCGGGCGCAGCCACGCGTCCGGAATCCATCCGGTCTTAAGCTCGCACGGCCGAAACGTGACAACGTCCGTCGCCGGGATCGGTGTCGGTGCCTCGACGTACCAGCAGAAGCCGAAGCCCAGGTAGTCGCCGTACGGCGCCTTCACCTTGACGATGCGGTCGCGGGCTTTGCCCCGCGTGATCACGGCCATGTCGCCGACTTTGCAGTTCATGCCCGCACCTCCGTCGCATAGCTCGCCACGCGCCGCGCCGCCGCCCGCTTCAGCTCCGCCGTGTGCTCGGCGTCCTCACGCGCGCGTGCCGATTTCTCGGCAGAGGCGCGGTCTTGCGCGCTCCCAATCCCGCCGACGATCGCCTTCAACCGCGCGAGGTTCGCTTCGACATCGACGCCGGGGGACGGATCGCTTTCGCCCGTCAGCAAAGGCACGACGGCCTGTGCATGCGACAGCTGCAGCCGCCCGGCGCGCACGGCCTGCTCGACAACCTCGATGCGTCGCTGCGCGTCGAATCCCTGCGAGACGACCCACTGCGGCGCCAAATTCGCACCGCGATTGCGGTCTACGATGCGCGCATATGCGGCTTTGAACGCCATTCGCGCACCGATCTCGTCACCGTCGAACACGGGCGCGGCGATGGCCCATGCTTCGGCGATCTCCTGCGTCCAGACGACTGTCTCGCGCTCGTCGGCCGAGCGGATTGCGATCGCCCATGCCTCGTCGGGCTCGGGCCGGCCGTCGCTCATCTTCGGCAGGTGCTTCAGGATCGAGGCCGGCGTCGGCGCGAACTCGCTCGTATCGATGTGGCGGCCGATCGCCGTCAGCACCATCGGCAGCGGATACGGCGCGAGCCGATCCCAGAAGAGGCGCAGCACCTGCGGCGATGGAAGCGGCTGGCGGGCAGCCTGAAACGCGAGGTTCAGCTCGTCCATGAATTCGCGCTTGTCGTGGTCGTTCACGGTCAGTGCTCCATGTCGATGACGTTCGGATCGTTGGTGGGAATGCCCGCGAGGAACGCGGCCGCGTTCGCTTCGCTGATGGCGCGGCGGCGCTCCTCGGGGGTCTGGCGGGACTGCTGAGTTCGTACGGCGCTGCGCGGTCGCGATGCTTCGGCGATCCAGCGCTCGGCGATCTTCAGCACGAAGCCGACCTTGATGCGGCCAGTCGGGTCAGAGGCTTTGGCCTCGACGCATGCAGCCTCGATCGTCTCGACGGTCATGCCCGCTTCGGCAGCAGCGATGACGCGTGGATCGCCGGGATGCGCCTCGATCGAGTGCCGACGCATTGCGGCGGACAGGTCGGACGGGCGGACGGTCGCGCGGGATTCACCACCTACGTCCGTCCGTAGAGAGGGGTTTACTGTCTCTGTCCTTGTCCTGTCCTTGTCTATAGCCGTTGCAGGTGCGTCACCGGAGACGCTTTGCGACGTCACACCGGTGACGTTTTGCGTAACAGGTGCGACACTTTCCGTAACAGGTAGCGTCGCAATCAGGCGTTCCAGTTCTCCCGTTTTCGTGTCGTATGCGGGGACGATTCCATGCTGGCGGAGACGTTCGAACATCGCTTTGCGACGCTCGCGGTGCTGCTGTTGCCGCGTCTGCTGGTTCTCTTCGCGCTCGGCGTGGTCGCCGCGGCGCTGCATAGCCTCGATCGCCTTCTCCGCGATCACGGGGTGATAGAGGCGGCCATCGCTGCACTTCACGAAGCCGCGCAATGCGACGGCGCGCACCTTCTTCCACTTCGGTAGGTTCTCGGACAGGCCAGCCAGGTGCGCGAGCACGCGATCGTCGTCCGGCAGGCTCGCGGCCGGGACCTGCTGCCACGACTTCGCCCAGAGACGGAACGCCGTCTTGAACTCGTCGCCGGTCGAGATCCCGAAGGTGTCGCTGTCGATGACGCGGATTACGTCGAGCGGCATCCAACGGTAACCGGTCAGGTCGCAGTCCGCCGGGGTGAGAGGATTCGGGAGGTCGTTCATTCGCGCGGCTCCGTAGAAACAGGCGCCGCCTCGGGCCGCACGCGCTCAAGCATCCAGAGCTGGTCCGGACGGAACGCGAGGTAGTCCTGAGGCGGATCCCGGAAGATGAACAGGTGTTTTTCCTCGACGAGACCGAGGTAGGTCATGGGGCGGCCGAGCTTGCGGACAAACAGCTTGCCGATGTCGCGCGCGGTGAGCTTCATGCCGCACCTCGCTGCGCGAATGCCTGCTGGACGAACTCGCCGATCGCCTGCTGGCTGAGCTGGCGGTATTCCTCGATCGCCTTGCGCTCCTGCAGCGCGAGCCACTGCCGCGGGTAGTCGCAGCCCGTGAACATGCAGAACAGGTGCAGCTTCGTCGCGGGAAACGGGCGGCGGCCGGCGACAAGGTCCGCAAAGTGCGGATAGTGGATGCCGCAATTGCGCGCGAGCGTTTTTCGGTCGAAACGGCGAAGGCCGAGCTCGAGCGCGCGCGCGAGGCATTCTTCGAAGGTCATCGCCTCGATCTCCGCCTCCGGCAGCGTCGCAGCCTGTACCCACGGCGCGAACATCCTGAATTCGGTCTGGTTCATACGAAAAATCAATCGTTACCCAGTTGATTACCCACTTGCTTACCCAGTTGGCGCCGGGGCGAAATAATGGCCAGGACAACACCTGGCCGACTGCAAAAGATGCAAACCACCGCTATGCGAGAATTGAAGCTCTCTACTTCCTCAACCCACTCACAGCGGGGTTCGCATGACCACACACAACTTAGGAACCGCTCCAATCCGCTGCCCCGCGTGCGGCGGCACACAATTCATCGAGCACGGGGGAGAACAGCCGGATGGTGTAGACCCGAACATCGCGGCGACCTGCGCCGGTTGTTCGAAGACCCTCACCAAGGGCGAAATCGACGAGCTGGTCAGGAAGATCGGCGATGCGTTTTCGGATGCCATCGGCGACGCGCTCCGGAAGGCGTTGAAGAAGTTCTGACAGCTCGGTCAGACGCGCTTCTATCTGCTCGGTATCGAATTGGACCCGCAGTTGACATTGCGTCACCATCACGGCCTCCTCGGAAGCGGCAGACCTTCGGGATACAGCTGCTCATAGATGGACTTTATGTGGGCAGCAATCTCAGCTGCACTGCGCCTGCCTCTACGCTCAGCTTTCTCACGCAGGACGCGCGGCCGATTGCGCCAGCGCGCGCTCGGTGGAGTTGCCCCTGTAACTCAGGACACGCGGACACCGTTAGGTTGATGACACCGCATTACGCCTGAACTCGCGAGGCGAGCGGTATTTCAGGGCTTTGTGCGGGTGGCGCTCATTGTAGTGTTCAAACGCGATTGCCAGACGCGAGAGCGCTGTTGGTGCGTCAGACTTGTCCATATAGGCGACGTAATTGTGCTTCATGGTCTTCACGAACGATTCCGCCATGCCATTGCTCTGCGGCGAACGGACCGGTGTGGTCAGCGGCTCAAGACCCAGTTCGCGAGCGAAGCTGCGCGTGCGGTGGTCGATGTAGGCCGAGCCGTTGTCCGTCAGCCATTCAATGGGCTGCGCGGCCTGCGTGGTGCCGAAGCGCTGTTCGACGGCGGCCAGCATCACGTCGCGCACCACATCACCGCTATGCCCGCCGGTCGTTGCTGCCCAGCTAATCGCCTCGCGGTCGCAGCAGTCCAGCGCAAACGTCACGCGCAGCGGCGTACCATCGTCGCACCGGAACTCGAAGCCATCGGAGCACCAGCGGGTGTTGCTGCGGTCCACCGCAACGCGACCGTCATGTCGCCGCTTATCTCGCCGCACGCCAGGGCGGCGCAGCAGCAACTGATGCTCCCGCATGACCCGATACACGCGCTTGACGTTGATGCACGGCGCACCGCTCTGCTCCCGACTGCGGCGCAGCAGCGCCCAGACACGGCGGTAGCCGTAGGTGGGAAGGTGCGCCACATGGGCCTGAATCTCCTCGACCAGCCCGGCATCGTTGGTCACGCGGGCACGGCGACCATCGCGCCAGTCGGACGAGCGAGCTCGCTTCACCGCCACGGCAGAGCGCGCCACGCCGAGAACTTCGCAGACCGTCTTCATCGGTCGTCCCCCGGCAGCAAGGGCGAGCGCGCAATCAGGTTTTTTGAACGGCCCCATTCCACGGCTTCTTTCAGGATTTCGACCTCCAGCGTCTTCTTCCCGAGTAGCCGTTGCAGTTCCTTGATTTCCTTGATGGCGGCGGCCAGCTCAGATGCCGGCACAACGGTTTCGCCTGCCTTCACCGCCGCCAGACTGCCTTCCTGGTATTGCTTGCGCCAGCCAAACACTTGGTTGGCGTTGACGCCGTGCCGACGTGCAACGGCCGACACCGATGCTCCCGGCTCCAATGTTTCCTGCACGATGGCGATTTTTTCTTGCGCCGTGCGCCGCCGACGGCGCTCCGGCTCGGTCAGAATTTCGATGCTTTCCACGTAATGACTAGGCTTACTGATAGGCACAAGACTATCCCTTATTTTAAGAGAGTCCTCGTGTCCTCAGATACGTGGGGCCGCTCCACTCGGCTTCCGCTCGGCGCGCACCGGCTTGAACACACGGGTCTTCTTCACTTCACACCTCCGGGCCAAGGCAGCCAATGGATTACCCAATCGACCACGCAGAACACGATCGGAAGGCAAATCGCTATGACGGCGGCGAACAGCAGCCCAGACAGGACTGGATATCCGCTCGACGGGCCGATCCAGCGCTCGATGAATGCGATGAACCGCTTCACGCCCACCTCCCTTGCCGACTCGACTTGGGGCGAGGGTTCCAGCTCTCGCCAGTAGAATCAGCAGCTCTCACGCAACCCTTTTCCACATTGCAACCCTCATGAAACTTGATCGAGCAATCCAGCTTGAAGTGCTGAGCGCTCTTGCGAAGTCCTATCCCGATGACATCAGTTCCGCAGCATGGGACGAGATCGGCCAGAAGTACGACCATGACGTCGTGCGTGCGAATGTCTTCTATCTGCACGAACATGGCCTCGTCCATTGGAAAGTCGGTGACGCCGGTTTTACATTGCGCGCCACTTGTGACGGCATGGATTTCTTGTCCGACGACGGCGGCTTGGCCGCGATATTGGGCGTTCTGACAGTTCGATTCCATGGCGACACCATCAAAGCCTTGATCGAGCAGAAGATCGAGGAATCGGATCTTGACCCAGCTGATAAGCCACGATTCGTTGATGCGCTTCGATCGCTGCCTGCCGACGCCACAAAACACCTAACGATGAAACTATTGGACTTGGCCGTGGCTCATGCGCCGGGCGCACTTCACGTAATACGTACGGCACTCTCGGCTTACGTGTCGTAGGAGGAATGATCGGAATCTTGTCCGATTTGATCGGCCTCGACTCATTCGGCACGAATCGCCCCCACCCAACATCAGGACCAAGTTCAACCCAGAATTCCGGAGTACCAGGGTCCAGCTCAATGACCACGAATCCGTTCATGAACACGATGGCGTCAATTTTCAGTTGCATCACGCCTCCTCCTTCGCTGGCTCCTGCGCCGGCTCGACTCGATCAGATGCATTCGCGACCTTTTCCTCGTACAGCTTCATCAGCGAGGAAGCCAGCCGGTAGGACGGTCGACACTTGCCAAGGCGACCACTCTGAATTTCAGAGATCGTCGGCTGAGAGCAATCGACCGCACGGGCAATGTCGACTTGGCTCATGCCGAGCCGCTTGAGTTCGAGGGCGATGAATTGAAGGTCCATGCCACCGATTATAGGTTTGCCGATGTTTCTGTCAATAGGCAAACCGATGCCGACTTGTATAAGAATTCCTATATGTCATTCACCACATACGGCAAGCGCCTAAGAGCGGCGCGGAAAGACGCCCGGCTGACGCAAAAGCAGCTGGCGGATAAAGTCGGGCTGAAGCAGGCGACTATCTCCGAGCTTGAGAACGACGAATATGATGGATCCGCGAAAACTGCGGCAATCGCTGACGTGCTCGGCGTCAATGCCCTATGGCTCGCCGAGGGGAAAGGAGATCCTGCGGCAAACCAGCGTTCGCGCGAGACCTACGACTCCGCAGTCGGCGAAGCGAGTGACGCCGCGCGAACGTTAATCGATGCGATTCTCAGGGCAGACAAGTCTGGCGAGCCGGCGCAGACATTCGCCCTGATGCTCCGGATGCTTCCAGATCCCGACGAGCCGTTCGACATTGAGGCTCCTGCCCCCTGATAGGCGTAAGGTTGGCGTCGTCCATGAGCGCCATCCTCCGTATCGCCACGCGCCCGGTATTCACGCCAGGCGCTATCACCCCCGCGCCCTCGATTTTCGTGAGCCAGTCCCGTGTCCCATCGGTGCAGCGCTCAATGACGCGCACGAGTAAGCCGATTCGCTCCGGCACCCCGCATTTCGTCACAATCGCCAAGTCCCCCGGCCTGCACCGCAGGCGCATTATCCGTTCTTCGTTCATCGGCCGCCCTCGTTATCCCGACCAGATACTGTATATATGTACAGTAGTGTAGCCTTAGAAAGAGGGCGCTTTCAATAGGGTATCGCCACCGTTTAGAATGGCCTCAAGGAGGTACCACCATGGAACGCAAGAAGATCACCGAACTGTACGGTGTGAAGCTGAAGCCGCGCCTGATCATCCAGCCGAAGGCATCGGTGAATATGTCCACGCCGGCCGAGCGGGAGGATGTGCTGCGCTCGATCCGAAAAGTGATCGCCGAGCACCGCGAGGTTCTGGTTGCCCTGAAGGATCGTTGATTGCTCGATATCGAATACGTCATCGAGACGCATGATGAAATTCTAGAGGAGCTCGGCGGCCTACCGGGGTTCGCTGGGGCTGGTCGTGGTGGCGTCGAGGCAGCTCTCGCGCGGGTAGAAAACCACGCTATCTACAACGGAATCAACGATATTTTCGGCATCGCCGCGATGTATGCGGTAGCGATCGCGCGAGGCCATGTCTTCAACGACGGAAACAAGCGCACCGGGCTGACATGTGCGCTCGCCTACCTTGAGCGTGAAGGCTACCCGATTCCTAAAACTCCGCAACTTGAGGAAGTTGTCGTAGCGGTTGCATCGGGCGAAATTGAACATGATGTTTTCGCATCATACATATTCGCCCTCTGGATGATGACTCAGGAGTGACGCACAACCCTGCCTCCCTTGGCGGGGCTTTTCATTTCTGGCGTCGCCCGAATCTTCCAATCACCTCGGGAAAAGCCTTTCGGTTCTCCACTCATATGTCATCGGCAGCATTTTTCTGGCGTCGATGGGGAATTCCTTGACGCTGCCCGCAGTGAGATCGAAATAGCGGAACGAGTCTGTCTGCGATGCCTGCGCCGACCCCCAGCATCCTACGTTGGCCACGATGGGCCCCTTGGCCGATTTGACCTGCGTTTGGATAAGTCCAGCATGCCACCCTGCAGCACAGTAGGCGGCGTCTGCGGCATCCTGCATGAGAATCACGACATGGTATGAGCCATCAGCAATGGGAACGAACCCGGCTCGAACCGGCAATCGATCGCCGCCCCCATCTGCAGACGCAGACGCAGCCGCAATGAATAAAGCCAAGCCAACCGCAGCATTCCTCATACTTACCCCGTAGTTTGATCTGTCCCGAAGTATGCCGCTGCGGCATCGCGCTCGCAACGCCTCGCCTACCTTCCCTTCCCCGCTGTTACAAATTTCGGGCAGAAATATCGGCAAACCTATTGACACCAAGTATCGGCTTGCCTATATTTCACATCAACGCGGCACCGACGCCGCGCCACGCAACGGAGGATGAAGTGAACCTGGACTATCTGAGCGAGGAGTTTGTCATGGAGGTGTTGCGGGCGGCTATTCGGCGCAATTACGTGATCGGCGGAAAGAACCTGCACGACATCGTGATGGGCGCGATCCAGATCTGCATCGATGCGGACCGCGCCCTGGGCGAATACGTCACTCGTTCGGAATGCTCTTGTAGAACTCGGCAAGAGCTGTCACGAGCTCTTTGATGTATTGAGCATCTTCGGCGCCTGAATAGGTGCCCTTCTTCGACGGAAGCGAAATCACCTGTCCGGCTATGAGGTCTTTGAGCGTTTCTTGAGCCTTGTCATACGCCAGCCAATCAGGAATTGCCATATGCACACTCCTTGTGCGTGGTTGAGGGACCAATAAGTTAGCACGGGGAGTTGCATAGACCGGAACGCCACGGAATCAGGCGTGACTTTGCGGGGTGGAGAGAATCCCGCGCCCTGTTCTCACCGCCAAGCCTGAGGGTTTGCCAGTGCGAATAGCACGAAGTACCAGCGCCAACGGGCGCGCGCCGAAGGTGGCGAGTTCTTTAACAACCGAAGGCATGCCGGGACCGCACACGCGGAGCAACCGGCCGGCGCGATCTGCGTCGTGAGTCAGGACAGGCGCGGCGCGCTGGGCCGAAGTTTGGCTACCGCCAGCAGCTTGAACGGACCTGACACAAGACAGCCAGCAACACGTGCTCGAAGGCGTTGTATTCGACACAAACCTCGCGCGACCCGGAGCCGGCACGACCGGGAGTAGCCGGGCGCGCGAGCGCAACACCACTGCCCTGATGAGCGGATATGCAGCGATGACGGCCGGGCCCCGTCATACCCCTGTTTTTTGAGTCTGAAGACACGCTGCCTCGCGAAAACGCTGCCTCATGCGAACGCTGCGTATCCGCCCATCAGTGCAGTAACCGTCGATGACCGCTGCGCGACGGCGCAAGTCGATCGAGCCGGAACCGTAACCGGCACCTATTTAGGAGTCCAGACATGCGAATTATTGAACCGTCTGACGACTGGCGGCTTGCTGGTCTGGACGACTGGTACGGCGATGACGAACCGCTGACCGATGAAGAACGACAGCTTGAGCGTGAAGCTCTTGAAGACCGGAGGGATTGATGCACGACGTTGAATCGCCGCATGAAACTGCGGACGTCTCGATCACATGCGAACTGACCTGTGCGCTGCTCAAGGTGGCGTCGCATGTGGCGCTGCCCGAAGACGTGCGTGTCGTAGTCGATTCCGCTCTGCGGAAAGTCGGGTATTCGGCACCAGCGAAAGGTACTGAGCAATGTTCGTCCTTCTGATCGGCTTCGCGTTCGGCTTCTTCACTGCGGCCATTCTACTGACCATCGCGCGAGATCAATCGCAGGGAACGAAGCGCCTCAACGACGAGCACCACCGGCACTGACCCAACCCCGCCCGCTACAGGATACGACGATGACAACCGACACGAATACCACCGCCCCGCGCTTTACCGTCACGCTCGCCGCGCTTCGCAAAGCTGGCGCGTGCTACAACGGCTACAACAAGCTCGTTCGCTCGCTCCAAGGGCAGCCTTTCACCGATGAGGACGTGGACCGCAAAAGCTACATCCGCTTCCGGCATGACGCCGACATCCCCCTGCTCGACATCCTCAAGAGCAACGGCCTCGATGACGCGCTGTGGTCGCTTCGCTGCGTATCGGGCGCTGATCGCGATATTCGGCTGTTCGCTGTCTGGTGCGCGCGGCAGGTCGAGCACTTGATGCAAGATCAGCGCAGCAAAGACGCGTTGGACGTTGCGGAGCGATTCGCTAATGGTGATGCGTCGGGCGAAGAATTAGCCGCCGCACGGGACGCCGCACGGGCCGCCGCATGGGCCGCCGCATGGGTCGCCGCACGGGACGCCGCATGGGTCGCCGCATGGGTCGCCGCATGGGTCGCCGCACGGGACGCCGCACGGGACGCCGCATGGGACGCCGCATGGGCCGCCGCACGGGACGCCGCACGGGACGCCGCATGGGACGCCGCATGGGCCGCCGCACGGGCCGCCGCACGGGACGCCGCACGGGACGCCGCACGGGACGCCGCACGTGAGGCGCAGGCTGAAATGTTCAAGCGCATGTGCCTTGGGGCAGCGCCGTGGCAACAGGAAAAGGCAGTTGCCTGACCACCCGCGCCCGCCCTGCGGGCAATCATCAAGGAATTCAAGATGGCCATCGCCACCAAGGAACAGATTTACGACGAGCAGATTTCGCCCCTCATGGCGCAAATCATCGCAATCTGCGAGGAACACCGGATCCCGATCGTCGCGTCGTTCTTCACGCCAGGCGACGACGATCCAGAACTCGCGGTCACGACCGCACTACTCGGCAACGGCTACGAGGCGCCGGTGAATTTCACCAACGCGCTGCGCGCACTTCGCCCCGAGCTCTTCGCCGGAACTCCGCTGATGCTGCGCACCGATCACAGCAACGGCAGCACGACGATGACCGCGATCCTCTAAACGTCAACCCTCCACTGGTATCGAATATGGCAACCACGTCCAATACCGCAGTCGCCTCGCTTGTGCTTGGTGCGGCAATTCTTGTCGTCAGCAGCATCGGCGGATGCATGGCCGGATTCCCGAAGTACAAGGTCTATCAGCAGCGCATGGAAGGCGAGGCCGAGCGGGCAAAGGCCGAGTACAGCAAGCAGGTTCAGGTTCTCGATGCCGAAGCAAAAAAGCAAAGCGCACAGGCATTCGCAGACGCTGAAGTGATTCGCGCGCAGGGGGTTGCGAAGGCCAACGCGATCATTGGTGAATCGCTTCGCAACAATGAAGCGTACCTGCGCTACCTCTGGATCACCAAGCTCTCCGATGCGGAGGGCAAGGGGCAAGTGATCTACGTTCCCACCGAGGCCGGGCTGCCGATTCTCGAAGCCGGGCGCGCCACTCATTAACCGACGCAGCACCACAATTCGAGGGACCACATGGGACAGATCAACCACACACCGGGGCCGTACCACGTTACCGGAAAAGGCCGACACCTCCATATCGGCTCGATGCACTCGCCGATGGTTCTGGCATCTCTCAACGAGGCACACGTTGACACGCCGGGAAACGCCCTGCTGTTCGCGGCATCGTTCGACATGGCCGAGATCCTCGAAATCATCGCCGCCGACGCTGATGCCGGAACGATCATGCTTACCTCCGGTGTCCGTCTTGCGATCGACGCCGCCCTCATCAAGGCCGGCCGGAAGAAGGCACCGGAGCCGGTGCGGCACGTGACGATCGCGGGGGTGCGTGATGAGTAATTCCAAATGCACATTCGACCGCGCATGGTGCGGACCATGCGATCGCCCAACCGAAAACGGTGCTCGGTTCTGTGCCGAGCATTCCAGCATGAAGTGCGTCTCATGCAAAGCGCAGGCAACGCATGACTGCGACCACGCCGGGCAATTCGTCTGCGGCGCCCCGCTCTGCGACGACTGCACCGGTTGGTGTGATCTGTCGAAACCGCCCGGAGCTTGGGGCTTCATGAATCACAGCCATGCCAGCAAGCAGTGGCTGAAACAGCGTGAGCAGGAGGCATGATGCGCACCTCTCTCAACAGCCTTCCCGACTGGCTCCCGCTCGCGGTGCTCGGCGCGCTGTATCTGATTGCGTGCGGCGTTGCGCCGGCGTACGAACTTCTCGCGGGAGTCACACGATGAACCCGATCACCTATCTGTGCGGCGCGCTCGACCGCCTGTTCGAGCGGAACCCGGTCGCCGGGATTCTCGTGGCGATGGCAATCGCGTTTGCATGCGCGATCGGCATTGCTTCGATCCCGGATTCCACGCTCGCGGTGCGCGCAGCTTGGGGGACGTAATGCTGATCGAACATCTCGACATCGACGAATACCACGCGCGGCCAGAGGTCTCGAAGTCGCAGCTCGACACGCTCGACCTGTCGCCCGCGCACTTCTGGGCGCTGCATCGCGATCCGCAACGGCCCGCGCCGACCACGCGCGGCGGCCAGCTCGAAGGCCAGCTCGCGCACTGCGCGATCCTTGAGCCCGATGAGTTCGACAAGCGTTACGTGCTCGGCCCAACGCTGAACCGCAACACGAAGGCATGGAAGGAGTTCGTCGACGAGAACGCCGGCCGCATCGCGATCCAGCAGGACCAGTACGACACCGCGTGGCGCCAGTCGGATTCTGTGCGCGCGCTGCCAGAGATACGCGAGGCGTTGTCGCGTGGCCGCGCCGAAGTGTCGGCGTTCTGGACCGACGAGGAAACCGGCGTCGAGTGCCGCTGCCGACCTGACTGGGCACACGACTGCGGCGACGCCGGCGTGATCCTGCTCGACCTCAAGACGTACAGCATCGCGAGCCCTGGTGAGTTTCGCCGGCAGGTCGCAAGAAAACGCTACGACGTGCAGGCCGCGCTCTACAGCGATGGCTATGCGAAGGCATCAGGCCGCCCCGTGCTCGGCTTCGTGTTCGTTGCTGTCGAGACGGAATACCCGTTCGCCGCGAACGCGTTAATGCTCGACGAAGAAAGCCTCGAATCTGGGCGCACGAAGTATCGCAAGAACCTGCGCACGTACGCCGAGTGCATGCGCACCAACACGTGGCCTGGGTATTCGACGGGCATTGACATCATCCGCCTGCCGCAATGGGCACTCATCACCGAGGAATAAAAACCATGGGTCAAACCACCAACATCGCCAAGCTCAAGCAGACCTCCAAGATGGTCGCGCGCGATGCCGGTATCGGCAGCGTGAAGCAGTTCTTCGAGTCGCAAAAGGCAACGCTCGCCGCGGTGCTGCCGCGCCACGTCAGCCCGGATCGCATGCTGAAGATCGCGCTCGGCGCGCTGCGCACGACGCCGAAGCTGATGGAGTGCACGGTCGAATCACTGATGGGCGCTGTCGTGCAGTGCTCGCAGCTCGGCCTCGAACCGAACACGCCGCTCGGCCACGCCTACCTGATCCCGTTCGAAAAGAAAAAGAAGGTAGGCGGTGAATGGGTGACGGAAAAGGTCGAGACGCAGATCGTCATCGGCTACAAGGGCCTCATCGATCTCGCGCGCCGTTCCGGCCAGGTCGTCAGCATCGCTGCGCATGCAGTGTACGAGCACGACCACTTCGACTACGCGTTCGGCCTCGACGAGAAGCTCGAGCACAAGCCGGCCATGTCTGCGCGCGGCCGCGTGATCGCCTTCTACGCTGTCGCGAAGCTGGTCGGCGGCGGCCATGCGTTCGAGGTGATGAGCGCCGAGCAGGTCAACGAGATTCGCGATGCCAGCCAGAACTACAAGTTCGCGCGCGACAAGGAAAAGACCGTATGGGGCCAGCACTACGAGGAAATGGGCCGCAAGACCGTGCTGCGCCGCCTGTTCAAGTACCTCCCGGTGAGCATCGAGCTTGCGAGCGCGGCTGCACTCGATGATGTCGGCGCATCCGGCCGCTCGCAAGCTCTCGACACCGTGCTCGATGGCGACTACATCACGCCGACCGACGACGAGCCGGACGACGACGGCGAGATCGATCCGCCGTCCGGCCTGACAGATCAGCGCCAGCAGCAACGCGACATGACGCTGCCGTCCTATGACGACCTGCTCAGCCAGATCCGAAACGCGAAGGACGAGGAAGTGCTCGCCCTCGTGCTGGACAGCGCTCGCGATCTCCCGCAGACCGAGTACGTGAAGCTTGAGCAGGCGTATCAGGATCGCCGCGAAGTGCTGCTCAATGCGTAACGGGGCACCGCGCGGCACCCGTCGCGCGCCATTGAGGCTTTATCTGTAGAGGAAGCGACCATGACCGATTGGATCGACCGCTGCCACTTCGGCGACTGCCGCGACCTGATGCCACAACTTCCGGAAGCGATCGCCGATGCGATCGTTACCGATCCGCCTTATGGCGATACGAGCCTTCTGTGGGACAAGCGCTGCGAAGGCTGGACCGACCACATCGCACGCATTTTGAAGCCGGCAGCCAGCGTCTGGGTCTTCGGCAGCATGCGTTTCATCGCGGCACTGTTCGCCGACATGGAGCGCGTCGGTTTCCGGTACGCGCAGGACATCGTATGGGAGAAGCAGAACGGCTCCAGTTTCCATGCCGATCGCTTTCGGCGCGTCCATGAGCATGCCATCCAGTTCTACCGCGGCGCGTGGACGGATGTGTTCAAAGAACCGCAATACACGAACGACGCGCGCGCGAAAGTTGTTCGGCGCAAAACACGCCCCACGCACACCGGGCATATCGATGCCGGTCACTACGTCAGCGAGGACGGCGGCCCGCGCCTGGTTCGCAGCGTGATCGACGTGGCGAACGAGCACGGGAAAGCCGTGCACCCCACGCAGAAGCCGCTCGGCATCCTCGCGCCGCTGATCGCGTACTCAGTGCCTCCGGGCGGCGTTGTGCTCGATCCGTTCATGGGCTCCGGTTCGACGGGCATCGCTGCGCGACAGCTCGGCCGGCACTTCATCGGCTTCGAAAACGATCCCGCCTGTTTCGAAATGCAATCCGAGCGGTCGCGCCAAAGCGATCTCGCGCTCGCCTGATCACCTGAGGACCACACCACCATGAACACCACCGATAATGCGCTGACGGAAGCCGAGCGGTTACTGCTGGCTCGCGTGAACGACTGCACGAAACCGATCGATGCTGCTGACCGAAACGGCATCCTGAAGCTCATCGACCGCCTTGCCGCATGCCCTGTCGAGCAGCCCGCAGCAGCGCCGATCGATACGCCCACCGATCGAGAATTCGCACTTTCAGCCGCTATCTGCGTGCACCCCAAAGGCGTCTACGGGGATGAAGGCGGTTCGATGTGCTGCCCTATTACGCATACTCGCGATGCTTCGTTCGCGCCCTCGCCGGCGGACGAGCGGGCGGCGTTCGAGAAGGTATTCCCGATGCCGGCCCACTGTCAGCGCATCGGGCATGGCAGATCGGCGGGATATGCGCCTACCGAATACGGCGCGTGGGAGGCGAGCGATTTCATTCGCCGCTGGGAAGGCTGGAAGGCCGCCCGCGCCGCCTCTGCCAACGAGACGGGGGCGCAGGAAAGTTTAATAAGCGAATCCGTTATTCAAAATTCGGCATCGAAATTTTCGCAAGCAGCGCCGTCAGGCGAGCGAGTGGAGAAGATTTCAGATTATCTGAACGCTCCGGGAATGTGGGCGCAAGTCTATTGCTGCGCGGTATTCGTTCACAGGTGGCCGTCTGACATGGCACGCAGCGCCGCAGACGAAGCCGTCAAAGAGTTCGGTGATTCCGCGTGCAAGACAGTTGCCGACTTGACCCACACACTTGATGAAGTGCTTCGGGCGGACTGACATGGAAAAGCTCAACGAACTACTGCGTGACTATGCGCAATCGATCCGCCGCGATGATGGTACCGCTTTCATCCACGCTGATGCCATTCGCGAATACTTTCGTGCTCGGCCCTCCGCCAACGAGACGGGGGCGGAAGGGGCGGAACCGATGGCGGTCCCGGCCGGATGGAAGCTCGTGCGCGTCAATGAGCATTTCGATGCGCTGATCGCGGCGCTCGAACGCGCCGAAAGCAAGGGCTATCTACCGGATTCCATGCGTGAGGAATGGGAGAACTTCGCATGTGACGAGAACGTCACGCAGCCCGCGCAGGCCGACGCACTGGCAGACACGGCGTGCCCGCACGCCGGCGTGCACCGCTACTGCATGAGTTGCCCCGTCTCGCCATGCCCCATCGGCCTCGGAGAAAAGAAATGACGGACCCGAACCACGACATCGTTCCTACGCTGCGCATGTTCGACGGCGTGATGACTGGATTGGCCGCAGACGAAATCGAACGGCTGCGAAAACGCGTCGCCGAGTTGGAGGCTGACGCAGAGGCAGAGGCGCGCCTGACGGACGAGCAACTTGCGCGGGCCGCCGAGCAATTCAATGAGCTGCTTGACGCGGTCGAACTCGGATCGAACAGCGAACGCAAAAAGGCTCGAAGCGCGATCCATGCGTTCTACAGACGTGCCCTTCTCAATGGAGCCGACCATGACCGGTAAGCTGACCGAACGCCAACGCATGGACCTGCTGCTCGTCGCCGACGATATGTCGGTCAGCGGCGACGCCGAGCTTGCCGATGCGCTCCGCGCCCTTCTCGCCGCCCACCCGGGCCAGCCGGAGCCGCGCGAATGCCGCCACTGCGGATGGATGTGCATCCCGAACTCCACACCGAGCACGACGCACTACCCACTGCCGCAGCCGGAGCCGAGCGGCGAGGTGATGGCCTTCACCACCACTGTTGGCCGGCTGCTCGCTACCGCGCCGCATTTCGAGGAATGCGAAACACCGGAACCGTGCTTATCGGCCCTGATCCACCGCTACTACGAGAACTATTTCGATCGCGAGAAAGGCCGCGAGTATGCTGAGCTCTACATCGCGGCGCTGTACGAAGCCGCCCGCGCCCAAGGAGGCGAATCGTGAAGATACCTGGAATCGAAGTCGGAGCCGTCGATCCGTCGTGGCGCATGCGGACACGCCCGTGGCTCGACATGAAGACCTTGAAGCCGGTGTATTCGATCGAGGTGCGAGAGCCAGAAAAGAAGGTCTGGGCCAACATCTACACGAAGGACAAGGGGCTGATGAGGTTCAAGACCGAGCAAGAGGCAAAAGCGTTTTTCGACGGCCTGAAGGAGAAGCACCATGGATGAGCGCGAGATTCTGCGCATCGCAGCACATCACGACATCGACGAATATCTCACGGAAGCGCTCACGCTCGAATTCGTGCGCGATGTGCTGAAAGCCGCCCGCCGCACCACGCCTGACAGGGAGGCGATCATCGAGGAGTGCGCGAGTGGTTGTTTGCCGCAAAAATCAGGAGCGAGTTGCCATGAAGATCACCGATGACATGCTGACGGAGTGGCGTGACGTGGTTGGCTTCGAAGCTTTTTACGAAGTCTCGGCTTCGGGGCAAATCAGGAATAAACGTAACAATCGCATCGTATCTGGAACCGTTTATAGCAAGGGCTATGTAGTGGTGTGCCTTTCAGTTGGAGGGAATGTAGAGAGACGATTTGCACACAAGATCGTTGCCGAATCATGGATAGGACGTCGCCCTGACGGAATGCAAATAGATCACATTGATGGAAATAGGCGAAACAATTCGAAGTACAACCTTCGGTATGTGACGGCACACCAGAATATTTTGGCTACGGTTGCCCGAGGAAGACAGGCGGCCGGGACCAGAAACGGCCAAGCAAGATTGACGTCTGAGCAAGTCGAGGAAATCCGAGCTACCAGGGCCAAGGGCGGAAGATATTGGGGGGCAAAGCAACTTGCGGATCGTTACGGCGTGACATTGCAGACCATAGTGAAAGCCGCGGCGCACAAAAGTCACCGAGTATCTGCCCTCAAGACCGCCCCCACTAGCGATAAGGGAGGTGCGCGATGAAGGGTTGTTTCGTTAAGCGCTTCCAGCGCAATGCATCCGGACGCGATTTCGCCGTTGGCGATGTACACGGATGCTTCAGCAAACTTGAGGCTGCTCTGGCTGCTATCGGATTCGACGAATCACGGGATCGCCTGTTTTCGGTTGGAGATTTAGTGGACCGCGGCCCGGAATCCGAGCGCGTACTCGAATGGCTCGACAAGCCATGGTTCCATCCGGTGCAAGGCAATCATGAAGACATGGCAGTTCGATTCACGCATGGCACACGCGAGGCCGATCACTACCTGATGAACGGCGGCTCATGGCTCGTCTGCAAAACGCCGTGTGAGCAGCAACCGTTTGCAGATGCGCTCGTCATGCTTCCCTATGCCATTGAGGTCGAGACGGGCACTGGCACTATCGGAATCGTGCATGCGGACGTGTCTGGACCGACATGGAACGGCATGATCGAGGCATTTTCGTCGGTTACCAGCAACAACAAACTGAAGGCGATCACAAACGATTGCCTTTGGTGCCGAGATCGAATCCAGGCAGAGGATCTGTCTGGCGTCCCTGACGTACGAGCCGTGATCGTGGGCCATACGCCGCTGCGCCGCCCCGCCATTCTCGGAAACGTCTATCACATCGACACGGCCGGATGGACCCGTGACGGCTACTTCACGTTCATCGAACTCGAAACGCTCGACGTAATTCCGCCGAAGGCCGAGCGCCTTTTCTGGGAAGGAGACTAACCGATGATCGATCAAGACAAGATGCGGGCGCTGGCGAAATGCTTGCGTGCCGATGCTGATTTTGCTGGCGAACGAGAAAGCGGCTCGTTCGATTTGCGGTACGAAGCCGCCGACGCCATCGACCTCCTACTGGCAGAGGTGGAAGCCTCTGCGGCGGATAAGCGGGATGCGGAGAAAATCGAACAAGCCGCTCGCGAAGTTCTCAATTGGACTGAAGCGAAGCATCGTCCGCCCAAAGTGGAAGGAGTGCCGACTGGAGAAATGGCACTCGTGCGCGTGCATGCGCTTGTCGAACTGCATGCCGCCCTCGCGCAACGACAGGGAGAAGGATCGTGAGCAGATACCCATACACCGAAGCATGCGACTTCATCCGTGACCGAATGACGGACTTCGATGAGCGACTCGGCATCCGAGTTCCGACTATCTCGCGTAGTGAAGCCAGCCAAGCACGGCAAGCGATAGCGCTGGCGCTTGGCATGGACGACGCGGAACTGGCGAAGAAGATCGCCAACTACGCGCGCGCATTGGATGACCGCACCCCTGCTAGTGAGGGAGAACAGAAATGACCGAAATCACCGAACTGGCTCAGGAAATCGCCGCGCGCCTGACGCCACACGCACTATGGGATTTGGCCGAACTGGCGAAGTACCTGCACCGCAGCGAGCAGCACACGCGCCAGTGGATCATCACGCAGGAGGGCTTTCCGCGCCCGATCCGCATTCCGTCAGGTAAGAGCGCAACCGAGCGCGCCCGGCCGCTCTGGCGCGCGAAGGACGTGATCGCGTGGGCCGAATCTCACGTCGAAGCCTGATGGAGCTTGTCGGCAAGATCAGCGGCATGCGGCGCGTAGTACACGGCCTGCAGGATGCGCAAGTCGCGATGGCCGCTGATCTTCGCCAGCTCCATCACATTGAAGATTTTCGACAGCCGCGTGAGCGCCTCTCGGCGCGCGTCGTGAAAATGCAGGTCGACCAGGGCGGCCGCCGTCTTCGCCTTCCGAAATAGCGCGTCGCGCGAGGCCGCATCGACGCCGAACACATTCCCCTCGAATTCCTTCTTCAACGGCGCGACCTGGTTCAGGATCGCGAGCGCCCGCGGCGACAGCGGAACGTCGCGCGCCACGCCTGTTTTCGTGCGCGGCAGGTGCACGTAGCGTTTCTTCAGGTCGACCTCATCCCACGTCATTCCCTCGATCTCGCCGGCGCGCATCGCCGTTTCGATCGCGAACACAAGCATCGCGCCGATGCGCGCCGACTTTGTGACCGGCGTCTCGTCCGCACGGTAGCCGAGGCGCTCGAGCAGCAATTCGACCTCTTCATCGGTAATGCGCCGCTTGCGCGGCTCCGGCTCGGTCGGTCGGCGCATTCCAGTCAGCGGGCTCTCGGTGATCCACTTCCACTCGTCACGCGCGGTCGTGAACACGTGCGACAGCAGGTTGATCTCGCGCAGCACCGTCGCCGTGCCGACCTTCCCGCGGCCGGCTTCCTCATCGCCGGCGAGCCGCGCGTCGCGCCACCGCCCCATGTGTTCGGCCGTCACATCGGCGAGCGGCATCGCGGCAAGCTCCGGGAAATCACGGACGAATGCTGCGAAGCGGATCGCTTCCCATCGCGCGGTGCGCTTCGTCGGGCTGACGCGTTTCTCGTACTCGCGCAGAGCATCTGCAAGCGTATGTTTCGTGCCCGGTGTCAGCTTGCCGACATTGATCTCGTGCTCGATCCGTGTAGCCCATGCGACAGCATCTGCCTTGCTCGCGAACGTCTCGGACATGCTGACGCCCTTGCGGCGTACCTGCGCGCGCCATACGCCACCGCGCTTCGTGTATGTCGCCAT